TCCCACCGCTTGCTACCGTCTGGAAACGTGTTCTCGAGCTCGACCCTGATCGCCGGGTTCTCGGTTGGCTTGAGGTTCGGCGCCGTGACAAAGACCTCGCGGTAGCTGCCCGGCACCGTCGGCCCGTGAAATACATACTGCCCGTACTTTGCGACCTGGCCCTGGTCCTCGGCCGCGCTCAGGAGGCGCTGCTCGACGCCGGTTCGGATCTCGCCGTAGTCGACGGCGTCGCTCGCCCACCCGCGGACGTCCTCGTCGAACTGTTCTTGCGCTTTGTCGTTGATGCCCTCGAGCTCGCCCTCGGCCGCGTCGCGCGCCTCCTCCTCGGTGTCCATCGTGCCGGTGACTTGCTCACCGCCGAGCCAGGCCGCGAACCCGTCCTCGTCGTCGCCGCGAACGTCGATGTTTTCCTCGGTGTAGTAGCGCGGCCCGAGGTCGGTCTCCTCGAGGCGCGCGATCTCTCTATCGAGAGCGGCCTGGTAAACCCGCTCGGTTTCCGCGTCGATCTCCTGCTCGGTCGGCACGACCATTTCGCCGAGCGTCGTCCACTCGACCTCGACCTGGTGCGCCTTGAGGTGCCCGAGCACCTCCGCCTTCGTGTAAGTCTTGCGGCCGTCGAGCGCGTCGACCGCGACCATGACGAACTCGTCGGCGCTGATGCCGCTCTTCGCGTTCTTGATCGTGGCTTTCCACTGCTGGCCCGAGGCCTTCGCGAGCGAGCTCTCCTCGACCGCGCGGACGATCCGCGAGTAGAACGGATCGGGCGTTTCCGCGGTGTCGCGCTGGTACAGGATGTTCGGGTCGGTGGGCGAGAACGTGCCGCGATTGCCGCCGGCGCTCTTGATTTGCGTCGACGAGAACGCGACATACACCGTTGACGGGTCTGCGCCGGCGAATCGATCGCCTTCCGGTCCCTGCGCGATGATGTTGCGAGCGATCAGGCCGTCGAATCCGCCAGCCGTCGCGTCTGCGATCGCGTCTGCGAGGGTGAGATCGGTCCAGTTGTCGGGATCGCTTTGATCGCTCGCGCCGGCACGGTATCCGTCCCAGTGATTGCCGTCGAAGTCGACGACCATCGGGCGCTGCAGGCTGAGATATGCCGGCACGATCCCTGGCTTCGCTTCGCCAGGGCGCAACGTCCTATCGGTGCCAGAGTACGACGTCGCTGTGTCAATCGAATCGGTGAAGTAAGTCTCGCCGACGTCCTCCGCGTCAGAAGGATCGAGCCAGCCGTCGACCGTGCCGTGATACACGACGAGCGGCTGACCGTTCTCGTCGACGACCTTGCTGTCACCGAACCAGGTGCGGAACGCCGCCGACTCCGTGCGCGCGGCCGCTCGAGCGTCCTGCGCCTTCTGGAAGAGCTCGCCGCCCTCGCGCTCGGTCAGCTTGACCAGGCGCTCGACGTCCACCTCGGCCGCGAGCACCTCGATCGTCTCGTCGCCTCGCGCCCAGGCCGCGGTCGCCCGGTGCGTGCCGTCGGCGATGTAGTAGCGGCCGCGGTAGGACAGGACGAGCGGCAGCGTGCCGGCACCGACGCCGGCGAGCTTCGCGCGCACCGCCGGGTCGCTGATGGTGGCCTGCGTGGCGACCAGGTCGGAGACCGGGACCGTCACCTTGTGCGACGCGTAGAGGTTCGCCGATCGAAACAGGCGGCTCGCGATCGCGTTCGGGATCGTGGGAAACGGCACCACGCGCGAGCCCTCGGTGTTCGTCGCCGGCGTGAGGCCCTCGAGCCGCGCCTCGGCGGTCTCGAGCGCGCGATCGATCTGGCGGTCGATCTGGAAGAGCGACGCCGGCGGGCGCTGGTTTCGGATTTGCTCCGAACGGAACACGACGTACTCGTCTGGGTTGACGTCGTCGCCGCGGAAGATCACGCCGTCGTGTTCGGGCGTCAGAGCCGCCAACGCCTGGCGCTTCGCGTCGCCGAACGACAGGCCGGACGCCTGGCCCTGCGCGATCGCCGCCGTGATGTCGAGCGGGTTCTGGATCGATAGATACGCCGCGGTGATTGAACCTCGAGGCGTGCCGAGCTTCGCGCCAGGCGCGCGCGTGAAGTTGGCGGCCGCGGCCTGGTCGCTCGTGAAGTAGACGCCGGGCGGCCCGGTGCGCGGTCGCACCGCGGCGGCCGCCGGGTCGAGCGCCTCGACGCCGCGCGTCACGCTGCCGTGATACACAACGAGCGGCTCGCCCTTGTCGTCGACGACCTTTGAGTCGCCGAACCACGCCTCGAAAGCCGATGTATCGGTCTGGAAGAGCGACGACTGCCGGCCCTTCTTGGCTTTCGAGACTTCGGACGTCAGCGAGAACGGCGCCTCGAACTCCGGCGTCGCGATGTTCTGCTCGCGCACGTTCTCGGCGCCCGGGAGCCGCGGCTGCGCTTCGCCGGTGTCGAGCAGGTCGGCGGCCGGCGGCTCAGGGTCGTCGAAGAGCCCTTGCCCGAACTCGTCGACGTTGAACGATATGTCGCCGTCCTCGTCGACGACGTCCTCGACCCACTGGTCGCCCCACCATTTCGTGCCCGGCACGACGCCGAGCCGCGCGAGCTCGTCGGTGCCTGGCAGGGCGTCGACGTCGGCCTCGGCGACGAGCGCGGTCTCGATCGCGTCCCAGAGGTCGGTGATGTCCTCGAGGTACTCGAACCGCTGGTCTTGCCGGAGCGACTCGAGGATCGTGTCGGGTGGCAGGCCGCCCTCGCCGAACACGCCGTACACCCCGTTCCACGCCGGCCGGGCGTAGACGGTGCCGCGATCGCGCGCGGTCGTCTTGTCCCTGCTCTCGAGCGCGAGCTTTTCGACCTCGCCGCGGTACATGCCGCTCTTCGGGCTCCACCACATGCCGCCGTAGCCGGCGATCGCGCGGAGCAGGTCTTGCCCGGCGCCGGTCTCGCGCTGCAGGCCTTGCCGCTCGGTCTCGAATTCGATGCGCGTCTGGAGCTCGCGCCGGATGGTCGCCTCGTCGACGCGCGGGTCGACCTTGCGCGCGTCGCGCAGGACGGCCGACGTCAGGGCGGCGAGGTGGACGTTCGCGCGCCGCTCGCGCTGCGCCGGCGTCTCGCCCTTGCTCGCCTGCGAGGGGGGGATCACCTTGGGCTCAATTTCCGAGCCCTGTTCTGTACCTGGTGCCGGCGTGTCGCTTGTGATACGCGGGAGCGGCTGCTGCTTCAGGAGCTCCGCGGGTTCGATACCGAGCCGGGCCGCTCGAGCGACGACGCGGTCGGCCCAGAGCGCGGCCCAGGCGTCGGCGACCTCCGGCCGGGCGCCGGCGGCGAGCGCCTGGTCGACGACCTGCAGGCGCACCGCCTCGCGCGCGGGTGACGGCGCCGGCGCGGCCGCGGTCTCCTCCGCCTCGGCTTCTGCGACGGCCTGGCGGAGCTCGGCATCCTCGCGCGCGTTCGCCTGGTCGGGCCGGAGCCGGAGCTCCTTGGAGAAAAACGCGTGATGCTCGGTCGGCGCGACCTTGACGGCATACGTCGCCGTCGGAATGACGAGGTCGGTGCCGGCCTGGCGCGCCTCGGCCAGGGCGCCGCGGCGGCCGGTGAGCTCGTCGGCCTTCGCGACCGGGTCCTCCCCTTTCGACTGCCAGTACTCGGCGAACGTGTCGGCCGGCGCGTAGAGGTGCTCGACGGGCCCGCCGGCGGTCGCCCGTTGCAGAAATTCCTGCGCCGCCTGCGGGAGCCGGGCGATGAGCTTGCTCTCGGTCGCCCCCTTCTCGAGCCCGTCGAAAAACGCCTCGCGGTCGGCCGCCTCGACGCGCTGCTGCTGTGCCGTGAGCACTTTTTGGCCGGCCATGGCGAGCGAGGTCTGGGTGCCGACGGCCGTCAACGTGGCGATCAGGGTCGTCGCGGCCGCCGACGGGCGCTCGGCCAGGTAGGTCGAGAACGGACGGTCGGGGTTGAGGGTCGCCCACTCGTTCAGGTCTTGGAGCACCGTCGCGATCTGCTCGCCCGGGATCTCCGCGGCCGCCTGGTGGAGCAATGTTCGGACGACGCCGGCGTGCTTGGCCAGGTCCTTCAGGAGCCAGGACGCCGGGATCTGCTCGGTCGCGATCTCGACGGCCGCCTGCGAGGCGCCGAACATGGCCGACTGCCCCACGCCGACGCCCTTGTCGCGCGCCTGGCCGTAGGCCTCCCCGCCGGTCGAGGCGCCCATCGTGGCGAGCATCGGCGCCGGGGTGCCGCTCGCGAGCGACATCGCCAGGCCGGGGATCATGGTCCCGATCGACTCGAACCCGCTGTAAAAGGCCTGCTCGGACGCACCAGCGCCCGTTTGCGCCCCTTTCGCCTGCTCGGCGATGTCCAGGGCCTGCTTGCGGGCGGCCTCGAAATAGCGGCCCCACCCGGTCGCGCCCATCATCTCGGCGCCGGCCTGCGCCACGCCGAAGAGGCCGGCGTTCGCGCGCGGGAGCCCGGCGGCGAACGCTCGAGCGCTGTTGGCGCCGATGGCCAGGGTTTTCTCGAGGAACCCAAGCGTCGGCAGGTCGTCCTGCGCGGCCGCGGCCGTCGTCGGGTTCTCGGTCAGCCAGGCGGCCAGGAGCGGCGAGCTCGAGCGGAACTTGGCCGCGTCGAAGTCGCTCCGCGCCGCCTCGCGCTCGATCTCCGGCAGGTTCCGGCGAATGACGGCGTCGGGCAGGCCGGTCTTGAGCCGGAGGTCGAATACCTTGGCCGCCTCCTCGGCCGGCAGGTCCTCGGCGTCCTTCAGGGTCTGCCGGAGCGGGTCGCTCGAGATCGGCTCGGCCGGGAAGAGCGGCCGGCCCGCCGGCGGCGGTGCGGGTCCAAGCGGCGACGGCTCCTCGGGGAAGATCCCACGCTGCGGCATCAGTCCAGACCTTTCAGGGCGTTTTCGATCTCTTGACGCGACGCGCCACTGAACGAGCGGCCGACGGCTTTCTCGATCCGGCCCTGGAACTGCCGGCGGAGCTCGGCGTCGCTCTTCCGTGCCTGGCCCGGGAGCCCGCGGAGGTAGTTGAGCGCCTGGCCGTACGCGGTGCCGTAGGTCTTGGGTTTCGCGTCGATGTCGTCGATGAGCACGTACGCCTGGCCGCGGGTCTCGGGTGTCACCAGGGCGCCGACGGTGTCGCTGTCAAAGAACCAATCGGAGACGCGTACCTTGCTGTCGACGATCTCCTGCATCACGACGCGTTTCTCCTCGCGGGTGAGCACGCCGCCCTTGCGGCCTTGCGCCGAGGCGATCGCGTCCTCGACGTTGGCGCGGAGCCGGCCGATGTTCGCGTTCTCGGTTTCGTTCCGTTGCCCGGGCGTCAACGTCGCGTACTCGAGCCCGGCGTCGTAGGCGATCTCGCTGAACAGGTCGGCGTCGATCGTCGCGTCGCGCACCGTCGCGTCGCTGCGCAAGGTCTGCTCGAAATCGTTGAGCAGGCGGCCCGTGTTCGCCTGGCCGAGCGTCGGCAGCTGCGCGAGGATCTGACCGCGGGTCATGCTGCGCAGGACGGCCGGGTCCGAGAGCTCCGCGTACCGGGCCCAGGTCTGCATCTCGCGTTGCCGCTCGAGGCGCTGCTCGCGACTGAACGCGCGGGCCTCGGCCGACGCCGCTCGAGCCTCTGCCTGGTAGCCGAGCGTCGCCTGGTGCTCGAGTTGGCGCTGGTAGTAGTCGCGCACCTGCACCTGCACCTTCGCCGGCGCCTGCACGAACTCCGGCGTCTGCTGGATCTCGCGCATGGACTTGCCTTCCATGACGCCGCCCCAGACGCTATTCAAGCTCGCGTCCTCGCGCTCCTTCCGGCCGGCGTCCGTGCCGATCTTGCGCTGCCGGAGCCAGTCGATCGTCGCCTTGAGCTTCTTCGGGTCGTTCGCGTACTTCGCGCGCGCGGCGTCCTCCATCTTGTCGATCGGGATCGCCTCGACGTCGTCGGTCGGCCCGAACTGCGCCCAGATCTCGTTCGAGGTGCGGAGCGCTTCGCCCTCGGTCGACGAGAGCTCGAGCTTGTGTTCGAGCGCCTCGAGCTGTGATCCGCTGATCTGGTCCTTGACTTCCGCGAAGTAGTCGGCCGCGTCCTGGTCGCGCTCGAGCGTGATGAGCCGCTCGACGACGCCGACGTGAATCTTCGAGCGCGCGTCGTCGCGGAACGCCTGGCGCGCCTCGGGCCCGCCGACGCCGAGCACGCCGGCGTGCGACTCGATCAGGACGTCGATCTTCTCGAGCTCCTGTGCGAGCCGGTGCGGGTTGTCGGCGTTCGCGATCGCCAGGTTGGACGCGGTGAGGATGCCGGCCTTCGCTTCGCCGACCTCGTACTCGTTGAGCTCGCGCGTCGAGTGCCGGTCGATCGTCTCGAGCAGGCCGAGCCGGCGCTGCGAGCGCGCCTGCGTGAACCAGTCCTGCGCCTCGGGCGTTTTCAGGTTGGCTGCGATCATGTCGGCCTGTTGGTCGTAGAGCGGCGCCTGCTTTCCGCGGAGCCCCTGCGCGTCCTTCCCGCGGACGTTCACGATGCCGTGCTCCGGGTCCGTGGTCAGCTGCTGCTCGAGCTCGCCCAGTTGGCGCTCGGCCGTCGTGCGCTCGACGGTGTACGCGCGTTGCCGCTCCTGCTGCGAGACCTCAGCGAGGGCCTGGAGACCGACACGCGCGACCGCGCCCCCGAACTGCGAGACGGCCTCGCCGACGCCGGCGCCCTCCTGCTGCGGGGTGCGACGCACGCCCGGGAGCGCCCGGGTCGACACGCTGCGCTGGAGACGCTCGACGCGAGGCATTACGACGCCCTCGAGGGGTTACGGCGCCAGCCGTATCGGTCCATGAGGATCGAGCCGGCGCCCGTGGTGACCGTTGCCGCGGCGCCCCATCGGCCGGCGCTCTGCGCGGCCTGGCCGCCCATGCGTGCGTTCTCCGCGTCCATGTTGAACCCCCAGGCCTCGCGCTGCGCGTTGGCCCGTATCTGCAAGGCATCGAGCTCGCCCAGGCGCGCCGCGTCTTGCTGCACCTCTCGCGCGCTCCCGCTGTTGACGTCGACGCCCTGGCCGGCGAAGCCAGCGCGTTGTGAGCCGATGAGACTGCGCACCTGCGTCCGAAACCGCGACTCCTCCTCGCGGCCGCGCACGACCGCGTCGCCCGCCTGCTGCTCGAGAATGTTCGCGTTGAAGTCGCCGGCGCGCTTCGCGGCGTTGCCGGCCTTGACCTGGCCGACGGCCGAGACCGCGGTGCCCGCGATCGCGGTGCCGAGCGCAATGAGTCCGAGCGTGGTGCCGAGCATCGCTATCCTCCGACCTGGAACTTCGGGATGAGCCCGAGAATCGACAACGGTGTCGGGTCCACGTGACGGATCACCGTGCGCCCGTGCTTGTTGAACGCCGACGTGAGGTTTACCTCGAACTGATCGCTCTTGAGCCCGGTCGCCGATAACCACGTGTCGTGACGCTGCCGGTGCAGGTGGTCCTCGTCGGGCCCCGCGTAGAAGCCGCCGACCGAGCTCTCGACGATCGCCGACATCGACTGGATCCGCTTCTCTTTCGCGCGGACGTCGGTACCGGCGACGTCGAGCTCGAGCGTCTCGAGCTCCGCCGTGATGCGCAGGCCCACGTGCACGAGCGCCGCGGCCGTCGTCAGGGTGATCTCGCCGCCGTCGACCGTGAACGGGCCCTGCACCAGGCCGTCGGCGAACGCGTAGACCTCCTCGCCCTCGAGGTGGTCGAGCCCGGTGACCGAGGTCGTCGCGGTGTCCAGTTGCGTGATGCTGCAATCGAGAAAAATCTGATCCTCGAGCGTGGCGTCGGTCGGCACGACACGCGGCGCGAACCGCTCGAGGTACCGGACCGTCGAGCCGTTGACGGTGCGGTTGACGAGCACGTACACCGAGTGCTCGCTGCCTTCAGGCACGACGCACACGTCCTCGAACAGGCCGCTCGCGCCGGTGTCGTGGCGGTGCCAGCCGTAGCTCTCGAGCTCCGGCAGATACGTCAGGCCCAGGAGCACGCCGTCGTCACGCACGCACCAGACGATCGAGAACGGGATGAGCGCGGCATCCATGCGGACGACCGTGTTCGCGAAGAGGTGCGACGCAAAGATGGTCAGATCGGACGACTCGAACCCGTCGAAGTTGGCGTTGAACCGCAAGCTCCGCACGACGCGCGAGAGATACTGCGTGAAGATCACCGTCGAGCCGAGCACCGTCGGCACCGGCGCGGCCGCGGATCCTGAGAAGCCATCCTGATCCGGGTGGATCGAGCTCGGCGTGAGCACGCCGGCCTCGTCACCGTGCACGATCCACTCACCGCCGTCGGTGAGCATGAGGAGCCGCTTCAGGCCGACGAGGTGCTGGATCCCTTGCACCTGGCGGCCGCTCAGTCCCCAGGTCACCGCGTCGTCGTCTTGGAGCGGCGAGCGGATCGAGAAGTTTGACGGGAACCCGATCCTCGAGGCCCACGACGTCGCGACCTGCGCGTGCGAGTTGGCGAACACGCGGCGCTGCTGGTAGTACGCCGCGGTGTGCGGGTACGTGTTGGCCGACGCGAAGAGCGAGCGCGCTTGCGGCGGCGTGAGATCGAACGCCGGCGCGAACCCGCCATCGTTGAACTGCTCGACGCCGGTCGCGGTCCCGATGTAGCCGAACGTGCCGTTGCCGAGCGGGTCCTTATAGACGCGGTACTCGACCGCGCCCGAGACGGATGTCCAGGTGATCACGTTCGGCGCCAGGTCGGTCGGCTCCGCGGCAAGCGCACACGTCGCCGGCGCCGACGCGATCGACTCCTCGAACGTCTCCGCGGCGACCGCGGTCACCAGGTAGATCGGATTGAGCGCGCCGGCGGTACCGGGCGTCGCGGCCGGCGACGCCGGCGGCTCGATCGACGGCTGCGTGATGATCGGCGCGAGCGTCCACTGCGTGTCGGCGAGCCGCGTGAGCTCCTGCGGGGGGTAATCCTGATGCGTGAGCGTGACGACGTTCACGTCCTGCACGGCGCGCACGAGGTGCAGGTTCGCGAGGAACGGCGTCGGGATCTCGAAGATATTGTCGGTGAGCGGGTACCAGTACGTACCGTTCGGCGGCGTCTGGTTCAGGCTCTCAGTGATCGCGTAGTAATTCGTGCCGGCGACGTCGACCAGGTCGCCCGGGTTGTAGGTCGTCGCGCCCGACCAGGCCGAGACACCCGACACCAGGATCCGCTCGCCGTCGCGAAAGAATCGAATGTAACCCTCGCCGAGCTCGAGCACGTACGTCTGCGTCGCGTTGTAGACAAACTTGAGCAACCAGGTCGAGGCGCTCGAGTCCTTCACCTCGGCGACGAACTGCGTGCCCGATCGGTTCGCGACGCCGCCATGGCGCTGCACGAGGAAGTTGCGGCACGTGCGCAGCGCGCGCCCATAGAGCGCGAGATCCGCTCGAGCCGAGAGCGCCGGCGCAATCTCGCCGTCGCTGAACGCACGATGAACGATCGCTTCTAGTGCCATGGGCTACCGCTTCCGAATCCACTCGGCGTCGTTGTCCTCGGGCTCCTGCTGCTGCTCGGTCATGTCCGAGCCGCCGGCGCGCCGGTACCAGACCTCGGCGATCTGCATGCACTCGGCTTTCGTTTTCTGCGCCTTCTCGAGGCCCGGGCAGCACTCGCCGGCGAGCGTCCAGGTGAAGTACGCGAGGAAGAGGTCGTCGGTCCAGAGGTCGATGCAGTCGAGCATCGTGTACTCGAGCGTCGCCGCCGGCCGGTTGGTGTAGATGAGCAGACCGTTCTCGTCGCGGCCGCGGCGCCAGGGAATCTCGGGCTCGTGGTCGGAGCGGCCTATGCCGTCGTCGACGATGCGCCGCCCCTTCAGGCAGTCCGACGGGTAGCGGTAGCCGTACATCCAGTCGCCGTTCGCGTAGCTCGGCGCGTCGGCGGCGTCGGTCGACCAGTACGTCGCGTCGGGTGGCGCGGTCCCGCTGACCGGGAGGATGCAGTAGTAGTTCACCGACGCCTGGCGCACGACGTCGCCGATCACGTAGCTCGCGTCGGCGTCGTACGCCTGCACGAGCACGAGCTCCGACGGGTCCGTGTCCCAGAACGGCCCGCGCACGAGTGTAAGGTCGGCGTACTTCGTGGCGAAGCTCCAGGGGTGGCGACGCAGGCACCCGCGCAGCACGTGATCGTAAAGACGCCGAATTACGGTCGCCTCGGGCGTGAGCTCGTCCACGTCAACGATCTCGAGCGTGATGCCGAGGTGCAGAAGCGTTGTGTTCGCGATCTGTTCTGGTGTCATGGCTAGGAACCCCTCAAGCCGACTCGCTGCACGTTGGGTGAATGTGTCGGTGACCAGGTCGCGCCGGTCGACGACGCGGTCGGGTCGGCGCACGAGACCGACGGCGGCGGATCGTCCAGGCACCCGATCGACGGCACCTCGACGACGCACTCCTCGGGCACCTCGGGCACATCGACGAATCGATCCGGCCGATAGACGACGAACGAGTGCGACGAGCCCGGGTAGCCGAACGTCGACCAGGTCGAGATCTGCACGCCGTCGGAGATCCGCATCTTGTAGAACCGACTCACGCCCATGTCGTAGCAGTAGAAGTGCAGGCGATCGGCAGTCAGGTCGATATCCGAGAGCGACTGCGGCGTTGGCCCGCTCGGCGTGTAGGTCTGCACGAGCGCGCCGTCGTCGTCGTACCGTTGCACCACCTGTCCGTTACACAAGAGGAAGCCGCCCGTGTAGAGCGGGCAGATCCCTTTCGGGCCCGCGTTCGGCCCCGCGCCAGGCGTGATCGGGCTCACCTCGTCGGGGAGTTGTGCGCCGTCGATCGTGATCGATTTGACGAGGGTGCCCTCACCGTCCTCGGGCGTCACATAGAAACCGCTCGAGGTGTACAGGAGCCGCGACAGATCGATCGAGAGCCGGACAAAATTGGTGCCGGTGCGCTCGTAATCGGCCAAGAGCAGGATCGGGTAGCCGGGCGGCTCGGCCTCAAACCCTGACTGGTACCACGCCGCGGCGAGGTCGAACTTCAAGATCGCCGCGTCTTGGGGGTTTTGTGGCTGGCTCTTCTCGTATGAGATCGTGCCGCCGGCGACCTTGCTGAACCAGCCCTCGGAGCCGGCGTACATGAAGCCGGCCGCGTCCACCTCGAGCGAGCCCGCGCCGAACGGCGTCACGCCGACCTGGCCGTCCCAGAAGATGTAATCGATCGGCTGTTCGTTCGGGTTGAGCGTGAACAGGTCGAGGATGATCACGTACGGGTTGCCGGGCGGAATCGCGGTGTCGTGCATCAGGATCGCGAGCCGCTCGCCGGTGTGCTCGAGGTCGTGCGAGCCAGGATCGCCGACGTTGCGATAGTCGAGCATTGGCCTGCCCGTGTAGTCGATCGCGACGCCGCCGGCGACCCAGCCGGACGCGTTGAACGCCGACACGTTGATCAGGTGGCCCTCGCGCCAGACCATGATCGTGTTCCCGTTGCCCTCGGGCACGAAGATGTCGTCGGCTTGCGGGAGGCGCACGGTCTCCACCCAGAGTTGCACCTGGCCCGACCATGCGGACGTGTTCTGATCGCGACCGCGCCGCGTCTGAATCCGGTAGGTGACGCCGCCGGTGAGGTTGCCGCGCCACCATGAGACGCACCCGATCCCGCCGACAAGATCTTCGTCCTCCTGCACCGACTCGATCACGGCGTCCGCGGCGTCGTTCCACACTTTCACCACGGTCTGCGCGGTCGAGCCGAACACGTGAAAGATGAACTCGCCGTCAGCGTCCGGCGTGAACTCCCACCACAACGCGTGCATCGGCGACGTCGCGCCGCGCGTGTCGATGAGGCCGGAGCAGTACCCGGGCACGTCGCCGGGATCGATCACGATCGAGGTCGCGCGCGTTTGGTTCGCCGGCGGATCCGGGCGCGCCACGGGCACGAGGAAATCGGAGAACTCGACCCAGGGCGCGTATCCGTCCTTGTTGCCGCTCTCGGGTCCATCGTTGCGCGCGACGCGCATGTTGCCGCCCAGGTCGCCGGCGCCGGTGAGGTTCTTGACCGTGACCCACTCGGTCGGGTTCGGGTAGTGGACCGCCGGAAGCGGAATATCCTCGAACACCATGCCCCAGACGAGCACGATGTACGCCTCGACGTCAGTCGAGAACGCCGGGAGCTCGATCTCCTCCGTGATGTACTGCCGCGTGCCTCGAGCGAACATCGCGCCAGAAACCCAGTCCTCGACGAGCACGGTCGCCTCGGATAAATCCGTGAGGCTCGTCGTCAGGTAGACGCGCCCCTTGAATCGCACCGTGACGCTGGTCGTCGAGAACCCGGTGTAGTTCTCGTCGATCTCGGTGTAGTAGTTGACCTTTAGGAGCGTCGTGTCGGGGTACGTGCACGGGCGGAGCGGCACGACGTACTCGTGCCACGCGACCGCGACCTCCTCGTTGCTCGTCCAGTTGTCGTCGGTGCCGCCACCAGCGCGGTCCTTGCGCGGCTCCAGTTTGTTGTAGATAACCCAGTTGTTCCACGCGCCGGGGGAGTAGTAGTGATCATCGACGCCATGATCACCAGGGAAGTCCGTCGAGCGTGTATGTGTGAGCCCGGTTCGCCCGGTGCTGTAGTAGTGTCGACGCGCGAACGGCACGTCGTGCGGCTTGAGTACGACGCGACACACGACCCAGGGATCCTCGTCCGCGACCGTTGAATCCATGCGCCAGCCGGACGCCTCGCCCTTGCCGACCTTCACGCTGTCGAAGAGCCACAGCTGGAAGCCCGCGAACACCGAGTTAAACGCTTCGCCCGCGGTGTTCGGGTCGAGGTCGACGTCGGCCTGGTCGTCCTCACTGCCCAGGCTGTCGTCGACGCCGCCAGAGGTCGCGCGCCAGGTGTCCGTGAAGATCGCCGTGTTCGAGTCGAAGCCGACGACCATGACGTCGAGGCACGCCGGCCCCCAGTCGTCGCCGGTCTCGAGTACGTCGCAGTTGGGCCGGATGTTGTCGCCGGTCTTGACGCTGCTCGCGATCTCGATCGCGTCGGGGTGCTCGAGACCGTGGTACACCACGATCCGCCCGATGCCGCCGTCGATGCCCGTGATCGCGACCGGCGTCACCTCCGCGGTCGGCACGCCGGCGAGCATGCCGTAGTTCTTCCGGTAGACCTCGAGCCGCATGACGCCCGAGAGCCCGCGCTGCACGAGCGTCCACGCCGCCGGCACAACGGCCCAGTCGGCGCCGCCGTGCACGAGCGAGAGGATCATTGCGTCGTTCACCGCGACGACGTCGTTGCCGCTCGAGTAGGCGCCGGCCGGCACCGCGACGTTGATCGTCGTCACCGCGGCCGCGGCGGTTGCGGCCGCGCCGACCACGCGCCGCGTCGCGCCGGCGTAGGTGTAACGCAGGATCGACGGGTCGAGCGTGTCGGCGCCGAAGCCCTGCACCACGTAGTTGTCGAGGTGCCGCTCGTTACCCGAGACGTCTTGGATCCGCGTCTGCGCTTGCACATAGGCGCGGCGGTCCATCGGCCAGTGAGCCCATGGCGTCTCGACGCATTGCCAGCGATCGCGCTCGAGCCGAATCTGCGCGGGCGTCATGGCGAAATGGAAGAGCTTGGTGTTGCCCTTCGAGGTGTCGCTCTGAATCCCGCCGTCGACGACGCCAACGTCGGTCGGATCGAAGTCGGCATTCGCGACGCTCGCGACCTCGAGCGCGTCCATCGTGAGCGCCTCGTTGCTCACGTAGAGCTTCGCGGCCTTGCCGCCGGCCGCGACCACGACCGCGAGGTGATACGCCAGGCCGGCGATCGCGACCTCGCTCGCAACGTCGTACTCGTCGTGCGGGTCGTTCCACATCTCGAGCGCGAAGTTCATCGAGTTGAGCTCGAGCCCGACCCAGACCGTATTCAGGAACGACCAGGCCGGTGAGTCGATCTCCCAGAAGATCTGGTATCCGGCGACGACGGCGGACGGACGCCACCATCCCATGAGGGTTGCGCCCGGCGTGAGGTCGGGCGCTTCCATGAGCGCGAGCGGCACGCCAGTCGGGGAGTAGAGCATCAGCGCACGAGGAACAGGCCGCCGGCGATGAGCCAGGTGAGCTCGGCGATGAGTATCCAGCGCAGCGCACGAATCACTGAGGCACCCCAAAGCACCAGGCCTGCACGACGATCCGGTCCGCGGTGCCGGCGCCAGGCTGACCGGTTGCGGGCACGAACTGCCACTCGACGCGCCAGCCGTCGCGCCGGAGTTGTCCGATGCGGTCCGCGGCCGCTTGCAGGTCGCCGGTGCGGTACCCGCCGATCGCGCTGTTGAGCGGCCGGAGCTCCTCGACGGTCGAGCCGAGCGGCGTGTACTTGCACGTGAGCGGCGGCACGGGGTCCGCCTGGACGGCCATCGTGTTCGAGTAGAACGTCTTGGCCCCGATGCCTGTCAGGGTTTCGGTGAACGAGACGCGCACGCCGGTCAACGTCGGCCAGGCGTCGCGAATGTCGGCCGGGAGCGGCGCCAGGCAGTCGAGGCCGCCGGGTATTGGCGCGCACATGAGCGGCTCGAGCACGCGCATGATCGTCGAGCCGTTGTCGGCGACGAAGGCCTCCATCGTCATCGGGAGCGCGGCCGCGTGCACGGTGTCGAGTTGCAGCCCGACCTGCTCGCCGGTCTCGAGCGGCCCGATGTAGGTCCGCGGGTTGTCGCCGACGCCGTACGCGACGCCCGGGTAGGTGTCTTTATCGCGGTAGTGCTGACTCATGTGTTGCGCCGCGGCGGAGCTCACCATCGAGAGCGAGAGCACGGCGGCCAGGAGCGAGGTCGAGAGCGTCATGTTCGAGTACTCCTTAGCTAAGGAAGCGAGGCGCCGGCGGGCCCTCTCGAGCTCGCCGGCGCGTGGTGCCTAGACCTCGGGGTTCGGATCGGGATCGGGTTCCGGGTCCGGCCCGGGTGTGTTCGCCACGATCGCCGCGGCGAGCGCCGCCTGCTGTGCGTCCAGCTTGTCGGCCAGCGCCGCGAGCGCCGCCGGTTGGCCCTTCAGATCACGGATCTGCTGCGCCAGGCCCCCGAGGAGCGTGATTGCGGAATCGACGACGGTCTTTGTTTCGGCTACTTCGGTTGTCAGGCGAGCAAGTTCATCCATGATGGTTTTTCCTTCGCTGTAGATGTGAACGTGAACGTGGAGCTCGAGCTTCACGGGTACCCCTAAATCACCTCGAGGTTGCCGGGTGTCGAGGGGATGGGTGGCTCCTCCTCGATGAGATCGGCGGCGTTCGGTTGCAGCCGCGGGGTCTTGTTCGCGAGCACCTCGGCCTCGGCGTTCCGTGCCGCTTCCGCCGGCGTCGTGGTGCGCTCGGGCGTCGCGTCGCTGACGTACTCCATCTGGCTCGGTCGAAAGTGCCCGGCCGCGATCATGAACACGTCGCCAGGTCGGCGGCGGCGCAGGCCGTACTGTAGGAGCTTGAGCGCGCGCACCTTGCGCGGCCGCGTGTTCGTGTCGACTGTTGTCGGCGCGGGTTGAGCCGCCGCCGGCGCGGGTCTGGCCGGCGTTGCCGGTCGTCGTGGCGCTGTTGCCATTGTTGCGTTCTCCTTTGCTTGTGAGGGTGACCGTCCGAGCGCGTGCTCGAGGCGCGCGCCATACCGTTGCTCGAGGTTCGCGATCGCGCGCCGGTCGCCGTACGCGTGACCACGCTCGACGCGTTTGCCGCCGGCGTACTGATAGCCGCCTTTCCACGAGAAGCCCGCGAGACGCACGTGCTCGGCGCCGCCCTCGAAGCAGAGCGCCGTCGCGAACATCCCGACCGAGAGCGCGTGCTTCGTGAGGTCGGGCGTGCGAGCTCCGACGCCGGTCTCGATCGCGCGCCGGGTCTCCTGGTTCACCTCGAGCGCGAGGTGATAATCCGTCTCCTGCTTGAGCAGGACACGGCGCGTGTGGGCGGCGGCCTGGTCGTCCTTCGTCACGAGCACGAGCACCCCGACGCGGCGCTCGGCGCCCTGCGCGACCATGAGCGGGTGGAGCGGGCTTCCGGCGACCGTGGCGTCGAGCGGCGAGCGCGCATTGAGCACCCAGACGTCGACGGTGCCGGCGACGACGCTCGAGATGCCACCGTTGACCGCGACGATCACCTCGTCGGGCGAGCGGCGCTCGACCTGGCCGTCCATCGGCGCCGAGCCGACGACGACGACCTGGCGGCCGCGGACATACGGCGCGAGCCACTCGATCACCACTCCTCCACCGCTTCGACGCGGAAGCGTGGCGGACGTCCTCGTCGCGCCTCGTGCTCGTTGACCTCGATCTTGTGGAGCCGGTCGACGCGCGAGGTCACTGATTGGTGCTGTTCCGCGCGCGCGAGCTCGACGACGTCGTAGTTGAATCGCTCGTAGGCGTAGATCTCGCGTGGTGTGTGGAACGCCGACGGGCCTTCGATCGTGACCTGGATGCCCAGGCCGCGCAGGAAGCCGAGCCAGTAGAGGATCGACTTGTGCGCAACGAAGAACGCCGCCGAGGTCGGGACGCCGATGCCGTTGAGGATCACGTGCTCGAAGCCCTCGAGCCCGGCCTGCGCCATCATCATCCCGGTCTGCTCCACAAACCATCGGTTCGGCTCGAGGTTGATCGGGAAGCGCTGTTGAATCTCTCGTATCGGGAAGCGTCGCGCGCCCGGGATCATGTTGAAGAGGCGCAGCGCCTTCTCCTGGTCCTTCGGCGGGTGCGCCTCGGGCGCCTGGAGGTAGATCGGCCGCGTGCCGTCCTGTGAGAGGTACCACTTCCACGCGTCCGGCCGGCGCTGCGGGATGCCCGGAAACCTCGCGGTCTCGGTGAGCGGGTGAATATCGCACCAGCGCGTCCAATCGAGCAGGCGGCCCTGCCAGAACCGACAATTCGCCCGAGTGACGCCCCAGAGCTCGCACTCCTCGCGCCCCTCTCGAGGCGAGCGGTAGTGGTCGGTCCACCGTTTGCCGTGAATGATGACAGTGCGCATTAGTCGAAGAGGCCTGTCTCGTCGTTCCAGCCTGACTCATCGGTGGTCAGGAAGCGCCCCGTGGTCACGTCAAATACGCGGAACTCCACAGAGACGCGGAGGGTGTTGGCGGCGTTTCCGTCGGTGAAGTTGGCGCCGCCACTCGCGGCATACAACTGCAGAGCCCTGTCACTATAGGTGCTCCAGCTATCGACTGGTGCCTGTCCGTACACTCCACCGCCGTACATCTGCCCCAGAAACGCCATGCGCTCACCGCCAGTGAGAAATGCCGTCACTTGCCCGTCGGACTCCACGATCGAGCTGAGATTCGTGATATTCCCAATGACAGTGATAGACGCATTGGCGTCGATGGTCGCGTAAGCGCCAGCCGTGGTATCAATCACCAGCGCGGCCGCGATCGGCACGAAGGCCCAATTCGCCCCAGGGGCCGCCACGATCTCAAAAGGCGTCGTCGGCAGCGCCTTGATCTGCGCATCCGTCAGGAGCACCGTCGCCTGATGGACGATCGACGCGGCGCCCGGCGAGACTGGGTTCGCGATCAGGTTTCGGATCGCGCGAAGCTCCCACGGGAGCAGACCGCCGTTGTCTTGCTGTGTCATGGTGGCTCCCTTTGGGTGGCGCGAGCGGAGGCTTCAGCCCCCGCTCGCTTGGTTGAACTAGACCGCGTAGCCCTTCGCGTACGCGAGGAACGACGGCACGAACTCGCTCGGGATGATGTCGATCGTGGCCGACAACGTATCGCCCGTGCCGAGCGCGACCTGCCCGCCGAGGTAGCGCTTCGTCGGCGTCCCCGACGGGAGCGGCACCTCGAACTGCGAGCCCGCGGTGAGCAGCGCAGCCGCGACTCGACGCGTGATGATCACGGTCTTGCTCGCGAGGGTTGCGGCGGTGTCCTCGACGACGATGAGGTCACACGTGTCCGTCGCGGAGGCGCTGTCGCCCGCGGCAGCGGTGGTGATCGTGAACACGGCGGACAGGCGCTCGCCTGATCCGACGCGGTTCTTGATCGTCGGGTTCCCGAGGTCGATCGAGCTCGCCGAGACTTCGTCGGCGTCGGTGATGGCTTGCGCCGAGGCGACTCGGGTATATGCGTCAAGAATCATTGGTCACTCTCCAAAGCTGAAAAAGGTGCCAGGCGGCGACTCCGGCCGCCCGGCCAAAACCGTACCGAAACCGTACCGGGTAGTCCCCCGGGTAGTTCCTAGGCGACGACGTCCTCCGTGTTGAGAATCGCGTCGGTCACGCGCACGGGCGTGATCCCGAACATGCGCGTCCGCTTGCCCGCGTAGTTCTCGAACGTGATCCCGCCGCCGGCGCTCACCGCCGAGGTCGTCTGGTGCCGCATGTTGCGGATCACGGTCCGGTTGGCGTAGAACGCGCGTGAGCCAAGCTCGTTCGGCAGGCGCTCTTCGGCGTCCGCCATGAGCCTGAGCAGGTTCGCCTGATCGGACGCGCTCGAGAGGTTCGAGACGTCGATGTTCGCGATCCGCACGACATAGCGCCAATCCTTCAGCGCGAGGCCGCACTTCCACTCCCAATGGTCCACGAGCGCCATCATGAGCGCGCCAGTCACGCCGCCGGCGTTCTGGATGAGCTTCTCGCCGAGGTCCTCATGGAACAGGCCCGCGCGCGAGCCCTTCGGGTAGATCCCGCAAACCGTCTCTTCACCCCACGCGACGAGGTAGATCGACGTGTTGTCTGTGGACCCAGTGCCGCCGCCGAGAATGACGTTGTCGCCATTGCCCGCGGTCGAGCTCGAGTAGCGAGCGGCCAGGCCGATGAACTCTTCGGGCGCGCTCGCCGATCCGTAGATCAGCGTGCTTGCCATTTCGTTGTTCATCGCCTCGAGGAACGCGCGCGCGTTGGACATACGAACGCCGGCGCGGTTGCCGCCGAGATCCGCCAGCGCGCGGTCGACCTGCGAGAAGGCCTCGAGCATGCCGGTCTGCTCGTCGATCTGCGCGGTGTGCGCCTTGCTCGGCGCGACGCCCTGATTGAGCAAGCGCCAGAACACGTCAGGCAGTCCCGTTCGGACCGTCGTACGATGTCCTGTGATCAAGTTCCCTTCCATGAACGGCATGTCGAGAAGGATCTCGTTCGTCTGAGAGAGAAGCTCGATGATCCGCGCGACCTGGTCGTTCGGATCGAGGAGCTTTGCGTAGTCGATGAGGGTCATCGCGCCAGTCGAGAGCGCGGCCGCTCCCATGACGCTGCTGTTGCCCGTGAGGTGCGCCGCGATCCCTGTGAGGTGCAGGAAGATCGCGAAGAGCACGGTGAGTATCGTCTGCGTGTACTTCATGGTTATCAGGCTCCGTGATCCGGCTAGGCCCTCGGCACGTCGTTCGGGTACATCACTTCGGCGTCGCTCTTCCGAGCCGGCGCTGGTGGTGCTGCATTGAGCCCGAGGTTCGGCCGATCTTCTCGCATGGCCTTGCCGATACGAGACAAGAGCAACACGACCGCGGGGTCGTGCTGTTTGCCCGTTTTGGTTAGTTCCGTACGGAGTCGTGCCCCTAACGGCTCACTGGCCGGCAGGAAGCGATCGAGCGCGCGGAGCATGTTCTCCTGCGCCGGCCCTCGGTTGACTCCGCCAATTTCCGGGTGCGCCTCGAGCTCGGTGATGAACGTCTGCGTCTGAGCCGCGAGGCTCGTCTGCAATTCATTCAGCGCGGTTTGGGCCTGCTCGTTCGTCCAGCCGCCCTCCTTCGCCATGGCGGTCACGGCGGCGAGGTCGGTTGCGTCGAGCACGCCGTTCGCCGGCAGCGTGAGCTCGTAGTTCTCAGGCACGACCGGCGCGGCCGCGGGCGGCGGCGCTGGTGCGGGCGTGGGTGGTGCTGTCGTTCCATCTGCGGGCGGAACCACGGGCGCCGGCGCCGGCGGAGCCGGAGCAGGAGCGGGCGGGGCTACAGGTGGCGGCGCTGCTGCTGGTGCGCCGTTGGCCGCGGGTGCCGGTGCGGGGGTTCCGCTCGGCGGCGCTGCCGGTGCTGCTGTCGTCATGGTGCGTGGTCTCCTTCGCGCGTGGCGATCGTGCGTTCCGACCGCCTCGTGCGACGGCGCGCGCTCTCGCGTTTCATGGCCTCGTTCTGCATCTGAAGGAACAGGTCGACGTGCTCCTGGCTCAGGCCCCAGAACTTGAGCATCCGGTTGCGCACGCCGAGCTTCTGGATCTCGTCGCTCTCGATGTGCGCGAACAGGTAGCCGGCCGCAAAAATCTCATCCCACACGAACCGACGACCGGCCTCGGTCGACAACTGCACGCGCCAGCGAGCGGCCTGTTCTTTCCGCTCCTCGCGTTGCCCGCGCACGCCGAGCGCGATCTGCGCCTCGTCGGCCGCGTTCGTCTGGATCGGCTCGTCGCTACTCATGCGTTGAACTTCCTACGCCCGTGCTCGAGCCGGCGCGCGATCCGGCGTTCCATCTCCGCGCGAATGGCGCGCTCGCCGCGGGTGCGCCACACGTGCTCGGCGTCATGCTGCGCCACGAAGTCGGGCGCCGGCGGCGCCTCGAGCACGTCGAGCACCTGGTTGTAGTCCTCGACCTCGCGGCCGCTCATTTGGCCGATGTCGTGCCAGCGCCGCCCCTTGAACAATCAAGCCGCCCCTGCCATGACGGCATCGAGCGCGGTCGTCGCGCCGCCCTGCACCGGGGTCTGTCCGAGCGCCTGCGCGCCCTGCGCCAGGGTCTTGACCTGTTCGGCCTGTTGCGCGGCCGCTTGGCTCTCCTGGCGCGCCTGGATGCGTTGTTGTGCGTCCTCGTCGGTGCGCACGATGTTCGGGTCGATCCCGAGCTTGTCGCCGTAGACGTCGACGACCTCGAGCGCGTTGACCTTCTCGAGCGCCTCGGGGAAGAGCTCGGCCATCCCGATCACGGTCGTCAGGAATCGATCGAGGTTCTGCACGCCGTTCTGCTTCTGCGCTTGCGCCATGGCCGAGAGGTACTCGACCTTGAGCTCGACGCCGAGGAGCTCCTCGGGCGGCTCGGGAATCGCGCCGGCGGCCAGGAGCACGTCGAACCCGCGGTCGATCATCGGGTCGAGCAGGTCATCATTGAACCGCTCGGTGACCGGGCCCAGGGTCGAGAGCTTCTCCTCCTGGCGCACGCGCACCTCTTCCGCGGTGATCGGCTGCGTCTGCGACATGCGCGAGAGCATCAGGAACAGGTCGACGAAGCAGGCGCGCGAGATCCGATCGCGACACTCCTGCATGTCGAGCGTCATGTGCTGGATGCCCTCGAGGCGCACCTCGTGGACCGGGCGCAGGCCCGAGGCGCGGTCGAGTTTCTCGCTGTACGTGATGTCGCCAGGGTTGAGCGAGACCTTCTGGTTTTTCAGGTTCGGCGGCCCGACGAGCGGCGGGTCGATCGCTTTGTCGATCGCCTTCGCCTTCTTCTTCTGTTGCCATTGCAGTTGGCGCACGTCGCCGAGCGCGTTGATCGCCGGCGAGCTCGTGCCGTACGTGTCCTCGCCGGTCGTCGCCCACCGCGGCACGAAGATCGGGAAGCGCCTGAACCCGCTCTCGCGCAGGAACCCGCTGCGGTCGCCGGCGAACTCCGCGTTCGGGCGATCGCGCTCGAAATGACACGAGCGCCATCGCATCGAGTACTTCGCCTCGAGCGCGGTCGGGTCGTACTCGTCGTTCGGCGTCACGAACCACACGACGTCGATCGGCACCTCGAGGCGGCCCGTGTCGTAGTGGCTCTTGACCGTGACCGAGAAGTTGCGCCAGTCGATCGGCCCGTTCGGGTTGTCGGGTCGACCGAACTCTTCGATGAGTTGCCGCACCGTGCGCCGGTACTGGTAGGTGAACGTCGTCGCGACGCTGCGCGAGTCCAAGCCGACGGCATAGCTGCCGACCGGGTAGTTGTAGACGCGCACGACGTCCTCGTCGTCCTCGAGCATCGACATGGCGCCGGTCGCATAGATCGCGGTGTCCTGGTAGAGCACCGGCAGGCCGTTGTAGAGGTTCGAGCGCAGGAAAACCTCTTGCAGCCGCACGGTGACCTCGTGGAGCCACTGCTTCACGTTCGCGCGGTCGGCCAGGTCGAGGTCGCCGACGGTGAGCCGGAACCAGGGCCGCGCCGGCGAGGTCATGTGCGAGTGGAGCCCGCTCTTGAGGGTCTCGATCGCAAAGATCGGCTCGGAGTCGATGATGCTCTGCGAGCGTCGGTCGCCGCGGTTGCGGTCCGTCGTCGTGAACCTCGAGCGGACCGGCGCAAAGAACTCGGACAGGTCGCGGTACAGCACGTCGAACGACGCGCGCTCGCTGATGAGCGCCTGCGTCGTCTGCTCGTACTGCTGCCGCTTGGTGAGACCGCTCAGGGAGCCGGGTACGTCGGCCATCAGTAGCCGCCCCCGGTCGGCGCGGAGCTCGGCGGTCCACCTGGCCGCGGCCGCGCCGGCGAGCCGAGCTTGTTCGCGACGAGGTTCGCGCCGCCGGCGCGCTTCGCTCGAGCGCGCGCGAGCATCGCCCCGAGCATGCCGCCCATGAACCCGCCCGACTGGGTATCAGGGCTATCGAGCGTATCGCCGCCTGGCGCCGGGAGCCCCGCGGCTTTGCCGGCCAGGCCGACGCCCAGGCCCGCGGCCGTCGCGGCGCCTTTCGCGGCGCCGAACATTCCACCGAGCGCACGCATTGACTTGCCCATCAGGCGATCCTCTTCTGCCAGATCGTCTCGAGCTCGCTGTAGCCCCTTCTGGCGTAGAGGCGACCGAGTGGCGTGCCGACCGGCGCGATCATCTGGATCAACGTAGCTTCCTTGTCTCGAGCCCATGCCTCGAACGCCATGAGCAGGCGCAGCGCGTCGCGCGAGCCCTTGCGGTGCTCCGGCTCCACCCACCAGGCGATCTCCGCGGCGGTGAGCTCGCCGGTGATCGGGTTCACGAACGACTGCCCGAGGAGCATGCCCTTGTCGCTACAGGTCACGTAGCCGTGCTCGAGCAGGTGCCGCACGAACCGCTCGAGCACCGCGGTATCGGCGACCTCGCGTGGGTACGGGCCCTCAGAGAGGAACCGCGCGCCCATGCGGACGATCGCCGCGAGGTCGTCATCGTCGGCGACGCGCACGCCGCCGATCCCTGGCGTCACTCCGCGGCCTCGCGCTCGGCCTTGAACTGCTCGGCGAGCGACTGTGTCGGCTTGAACGCTCGAGCGCCGAACAGGATCCAGCGCAGGCGGCCGACGAACGAGAGATTCAGGAACGACGAGAACGCTTTAGTGAACAGGATCATGGCGACCTGCTGCTGCTCGACGGACTCGCGCACCCTGCGACTCGAGAGAGGTTGACCGCTCGCGTTGTACAGGCTCATGAAGGCCTCGAGTAGGGGTCGTAGTCGGTGACCGTGCGCCCACTGCCGCCGGCGAACGGGTCGTACTCCGTCACCGCGCGGCCGAGCCCGGCCTGGCTCATGTGCCCGAGTAGCTGCCCAGGCAGGTCGGGCAGCATGTAGGTGAGCGCGAGCGCGTCGGCCAGGTCAGGCGAGCGACCGAGGCGCTTCTTCACCTGGTCCTTCTCCTCGAGCTGGAACTGCCCGTTGTGGAACGTGTAGGTCGGCGTCGTGAGCTCCGCTACGAGCGACGCCTCGTTCGGGAGCGCGGCACCGGCCTTGATCGCGTCGGCCATCTTGATCCAGCCTTCGGCGCGCCGGTTCCGGTACCGCGGATCGATCGCCTTGCCGGCAAAGTTCACGGCATGAGCAGAGACGCCGGCGACCGTCAGGTTGTCGACGACGCCGTTGCCCCAGGCGAAGCTGTTGTCGATGAGCTCGAGCTCCGAGCCCCACTTGCGTTTCGACTCCATGACGCGCGCGACGATCTCGTTCGTGTTCGCGCCGCGCATGACGATCGGGTTGAACGCTTGCAGGCCTTGCCGCGGGAAGAGCACGGTGCGGTCGTCGCCGAACCGCGCGACGTCGACGCCGATGCGCTTCTGCATGTGCTGAAACAGGGTGTGATCGAGCCGCGAGCGCGCGATCGCCTTGTGCACGTCCTCGATGCCGAGCAGCGAATTGAGCGAGCTCGGCGGGAACTGCCCGAGGATGTACGACATCACCCACGGGTTGTCGCGGCCGTACGTGGCGATCTGCTTGCGGGCCCAGTCGATGTCGATGCGCGGCGACCGGTTCGGGTCGTCGGGGTCACCCGTGACGCGCACGATAAACCACTGCTCGCGCAGTTGGTTCGCCGCGGCGTAGAGCATGCCCTCGAGGCTGATCGGGTTGCCGCCCTGGAGAATCTTGCCGAACGTGGTGTTCGCGAGCGCCTGCTCGGCCGCGCGGAGCACCGTCGGCGGGATCGCACCGCTCTCGTCGACGATCACACACACGTTCTGCGAGTGCAGGCCGGAGAACGTCGCACCCTGTTCGTCGGCGTTGCCGGTCTTGGGCCACTTGCGCGGCGAAAAGAACCAGGTCTCGGGATGGTCGATCGAAAAGATGCGCTGCGCGGTCCATCGGAACGCGTGCATCAGGTAGCTCGAGCGCTGTTGCCACTTCGAGAACTCGGCCCACAAGTTGTCGCGCAGGTTCTCGCCGGTTACCGAGGTGCAGAGGCCTTTCGGGTGCTCACCAGGCGTGCACCTGGTCGCCAGGAAGTACCAGCCACAGATCGCCTCGACGGCGGTCTTGCCCGGGCCCGCGCAGGCCTGCAAGCTGATGCGGGGAATCGCCGGGTCGGCGAACGCGACGAGGGTCTGCTCCTGCCACTTGTCGCCGATGAATCCGAACTCCTGCTCGGCGAATCGACAGGCGCCCCACGGGAGCTCGCGGTAGCTCGCGATCTTGGCGGCGGCGAGGTGGCCCTCACTCACGAGGAGCCACGCCAGGACCGCGAAAGCGAGTCTCAATGAACACCAGGCTCCGCCAGCACCTCGAGCTCGTCGTCGTCGGGGACGTTGCCCGTGACGATCTGCTCGAGCGTGAGGCGGCCTTTGTGGGAGTGCTCGACCTGCTTGGCGGGCGCGCCGGCGTAGTACGCCAGGAGCACCTTGAGCAGCTGCGGCTCGAGCCGGAACTCAACGATCTCCGTGATGAGCTTCCGCTCGAACTCGGGATCGGTAAAGACCTTCTCGAACACGCGGCCTAGGAAGGCCTTGAGCTCGGCGGTCGAACGGTTAGGCGTGCCGGCTGTGCGGCCGCCAGTCTTTTGACGCAAGGGGTGCGTAGAAGATACGCACCTGATCGACCGAGGTCAATCTCTTGGCGGATTAGAGTCTGCTTATCGGGGGACTTCGCGGGCGGTCCAGGCTCACGACTGCGCCTCGACAAACCCATCGATCCGGCGGAGCTCCTCGAGCGTGACGTTCTCGTGCTTGAGCGCCAGGCCGCCCGTGCGCTCGAGCTCGAACCCTACGACGCCTATCGCGGGGAGCTCGCGGATCCTGCTCTCGGACCAGCGCGCGACCTCGAACGTGATCGTCGGGAACGTCTCCGGCACCTCGAGCCGGAGACCGAGCACCCACGCGTCAGACCGAGCCGTGTCGAGCACGAACACGACGCGCTTGCCCACCTCGAGCGCGCCAGGCACCGGCAGGTACCCGAGCACCTTGTTCGGCGTGCAACAGCACCGCACCTCGACCGCTCGCTTCGTCATGGCTTCTTCTCCGGGTGATACCAGGTTCCGGTGTTCCAGTGATACCAGGCGGCCGCGTTGCGCCGCTCGAGCTCCTCGGGCGTCGACGTGCGGCACTCGAGGCACGTCGACCTGGTGAGCGGCCCGCGGTCCAGGTCGGGGTCGAGCCGCTTGAATCGTTCGCCGCACACGACGCAGGTCCTCACGTGTTGGCTGACAGGGCGAGACTCGAACTCGCATCTTGCCGATTAACAGCCGGCGGCTCGACCATTGAGCTACCTGTCATTGGTGATCACCCAGGACTTCCCGATCTTCACCGTGCCGCACGGGCAGATCTTCACGATGGTACCGTCCTTCGTTCGAGCGAGCTTGCCGTGCTTCCTGATGTCGCGGTTGCACCAGGGGCAGCGACACCCGCACCGCTTTTGCCTCATACTCGCGCCATGCCTAACACCGTGACCGTCTACCTCTGCGGCGTCTGGTTCTGCGTCGGCTTGTTCACCGGCATCGGGTGGGGACTCGCCGGCGTCGTGGTCGCGCACCTGGTCGCGATCCTGTAACTCATCGACGTGCGCCCTCGAGACGTCCTGACGACGCGCGTCGCCTTCACGATCTCGCCGCTCGTGATGAGCCGGTAACACGCGTTGTTGACCGCGTTCTGGCGCACGCCAGGGAAGCACGCCCCGAGCTCGGGCATCGTTGCATCGTCGCGCCCGCGCAGCACCTCGACGATCTTCACCGTCAAGCTCGCGACGAACACGCGCTCGTTGGTCTTGGTCGGCCGCCGCCGCTCGAGCTCCGCGGCCGCGCGGTCGATCGAGCCGTTCCACACGACCATCATCGCGCGAGCCTGAACGCGCGGCCAGGTGAGCCGACGCGCGGCTTCACGATGCGCCCAGACGGCTCGATCTGCCCGCGCTTGAGCATCAGGTAGACGACCGGGCTCACCGCGCCCTGGTGGGCGTTGAGCATCTTTGAGAGCTCGTTCGTTGTCGCGTCCTCGCGCGTCGCCAGGTATTGCAGGATGAGCTCGGCGCGCGTGAATCCTGCGCCAGGCCGCGGGTCCTTCCGAGGTTCGCTCTCGAGCTCGCCGGCCTGAAGGCCAGGCTCGAACGGACTCGGCGGCCGCCGGTTCTCTTCAGCGCTCGCGCGCTCGATCGTTCCGCTCCACACTACATCCATCAGTCGCCCCAGTCCTCGTCGTTGATGTCGTCGTCGTCGTCGTCGTCGTACGTTGCTTCGAACTCCCCGAACTCGTCGATGAGCACGTCGGGGTCGCAGTCGTGATCGCAGTCGCGCCCCTCCTCGAGCGCGTCGCAGTTACACGCGAAGTCGCACCACGGGCAGCTATGGGGCATCCGTCACCTCATCGAACATTCGGCCAGGCGCCAGGCTCGGCGGCGGCACGACCTCGATCGCCGGGCAGAGCTCGTTTTGCTTCCACACCGGCTCGTTGTGGCACCACACGAACCAGGCGCACGTCGCGAGGTCGGTCTTGCCGTCGCCCGTGAACGAGATCCGCGGGAGCACGATGAGTTTGTCGGGTGGGTGCCGCGCGAGCCAGCCGGCGCGCCCCTCGCACGGCTCGAGGTAGGTCAGGCGCAGAAGCATCGCGACGCCGACGCGCGCCGTCTCCCACGCGAGCGGAACGATCTTGTGCGCGACTCCGAACGGCGGATTTGTGACCACCCAGTCGGGCGTCGCGGTGTCCCACTGCCTCGAGCGCCAGTAGCGAGCGTTAGTAGCATCGGCAGGCTCGCGCACCCATTGCTTGTCGATGTCGTTGACGTGGACCTCGCGAATGCGATCGCTTGCGTTGAGCACCGTCACGATATCGCCGGCGCCGCAGCACGGCTCGAGCACGCGCCCGGCTATCGGCACGCGCTCGAGCAGGGCCTCGGTCGCCCAGGCCGCCGTCGGGTAGAAATCGAGCTCTCTCCTCATAGACCAAACCTGACCGCTCCAGGGCGCACCGAGCCTTGCCTCGTCGCTCCTCACCACGCCTGCCGGGCCTTTCCCCGCCGCTCCGCGCCTTGCCTTGCCGCGCCCAGTCTCACCGCTCCGTGTCTCGCCTTGCCTGCCGCGCCAGACCGAGCCTGACCAAACCCCGTCGAGCCTGCCTCGCCTTACCAGACCCTTCCCCGCCTTGCCATTCCACGCCTGCCGCGCCACGCCAGGCCAAAGCACACCTCGCGATACCTGTCCGCGCCTTGCCTGCCTCGCCAGGTCGCGCCCGTGCGCGCCCGGCCTTACCGTTCCGCGCCTGTCCCGGCCTCGCGCCGCCACGCCTGCCCTGCCGCGCCTCGCCTTGCCTAACCGCACCTCTCCGCGCCTTGCCTTGCCTGCCCCACCAAACCAGACCGCGCCGGACCAAACCTTGCGGGGCCATGCCGTGCCTGCCGTGCCTGTCCTCGCCATACGGCGCCGGGCCGGGCCAGGACGTACCCGGCCTGCCTGGCGCGCGTTGCCGTGCCTACGCCGGCGAAGGAGTCGCCGCCGGCTGCTCGCTCGAGGTCTCGTCGTCCTCGAGGAGGTGTATCGCGTCCCACACTGCCGAGAGCTCCGTGAGTTGCTCGTAGCGGTGTCGAATCGCACGGAGCTCGGTGAGCACGTTCGCGAGGAGCTCACCGCGCTTCGTGTCGTCGCGCATGATGTCGTCGATCGACTCGTACCCGCCGGCCGCGCGCCGTTGACTTGGCCGGCTCTGAAACGCCCGTGTTGTCGTCAGAGTGATCTCGTTCGCGACGCCGGCCGGTCTCGAGATCGTGAGACGCACGCGGCGGATCAACGCGGTCGCTTGCGCGAGCCGGAACTGCTCCGCGGCCGCGCTGTCGTCCCACTCGAAATACTCGTGCAACGGGTTGGATTTCCGGCGCGCGGCCTCGACGACGGCCGACGGATTGAGAATGCCCTCGTTGTGCTGCGCGATCGCGACGAGCGCGGTCTTGATGGCGCTCGCGTGATGGTCGACGATGCCCACTTTTCTCATGCTGCCTCCACGACAGTGAATGTGCCCCACCCCTGGCCGACGCTGTTCTTCGAGAACGGTCGGCCTTCCCCGACGCCCACCTGGCGCCCGGCGCGGTCGAGCAGGTTGACGACGCTTTCCGCGGTGATCATGTCCGCGTCGAACTCGACGGTGACCGCGGCCGCCCACTCGCGCCACATCGCGCGAACGCGAATGTCGATCGAGCCGTTGTCGTTGCGCACGTGCGACTCGATCTGTTCCGGCTCGCCGCCGATCAGTCGCACAAGCGGCGTGCCGTCGGCGACGTCGACGCCGTCGGCGATCACGAACACGCTCATCTTCGCGGTCGTCATGACGAGGCCCACAGTGCGGCAGGCGTCGATCATCGCCTTCCGAAACCCGGGCGCCGGCATGCCGGCCCACCCGGCGGCCGCGCGGTGTTGACAGTCGAGGAACTCTTGCGCGTAGTCCCGCGCCTTCCGCTCGGTCCTGGCCTTCTTCTGGTTCTTCGGTGTCGCCATCCCGAGCATGAGCTCGGCCTTCTTACTAAATCGGTTCATCACGTACGGCGCCGTGCCGCGAATGTGAATCGTCGCCCGCACGATATTCGCGGGTTGAATGACTGCGATCCCGGTCTCTTTTTTTCCGAACGCCATTGTCTTGACTCCTTCGACGTGTCCGCTGTTGCAGGGGTCGCGGACGCCTCACCCCTTTGGAGCTACGACGCGAGCGCCTCGCGCCGCCGCTCTTCCCACGCCTTGCGGCACTCGCACCGCGTGACACCTGGCCGGCCATTGACGTCGGCCGAGACCCACCCGGGCGAGCTCGCGCACTTCTCGCACGGCACGTACGGCTCTTTGATGGCTTTCTCGATGAGGGTTTTCGCGAACCGCTCGAGGTCTTTCTTCCAGATGCCATGCCGGGCGACGACGCCCTCGAACTCTTCGATCTCGTGCTTGACCGTGCGCCACACCTTGCGGCCGCGCTCGTCGTATTCCGGCTCGAGCGTGCGCGGGTTGAGCTTGACCGTCGCGTGACAGAGCTCGTGATCGAGGAGCGCCTTGCGCTGCTCGTACGTGGTCTCGAGGTTCTGCCACCAGGACTTGCTCAAGAGGATGACGAAGTCGACGGCCGCGAGCTCGCGGTCGAGGTCGCTCGCTTTCTTGCACTTCCCGAGCGTGATGCGCCCGTCGACGTCCATGCGCCACGAGGTGCACCAGGCGAGCGAGATCCGCGCGCCCTCGAGGTCCTCATGACACTCGTCGACGAGCTCCTCGAGGAGCCGATACATCGGCTCGCCGACCGGGGTCTCACGTGGAATCAACTGGTAGGCGATCCGCTTGCCGCCCTTGATCTTCGGTTTCCGCTGTCGTTTGAGCATCTAGATCTCCCTAAGTTAGAGACTCGACGGTGATGGATGCGCCGACGAAATCGCCGACGCCGTCGTCGCGCACATAGCGCTTGGCGGCCGCGATCTCGACGACCTGGTTGTCGTCGACCCAGACGATGCCCGTGAGCGCGTCGTTCACCGCGCGCAGGAGCTTGTCGAGGTCGGGTTTCACGACGTGGTGATCGCGGTTCTTCGGCTTCTTGGGACGCGCGAACACAAACAGGACTTTCAACGTGACGGGCCCGGCGAAGAGCTCGAGGCGCTGTCGACGCATCTCGAGCTTTCCCGACCACTTGATCGCGGTTGTCCACCCGTGGAGCCCTTTGGTTTTGTCGACGACGCGCACGCCGACAGAGCCGTCAGGTCTCTCGAGCGCGAAGCCGCTCATGCTGCCTTTCGAGGTGGCCTGGCCTTGCACCAGGAACGAGAGCGACGACCGTTCGAGCAGGCTCATCGGGTGATCGCCTTTCGGTCCCGCTTGATGAGCGCCGGGTCGCGCACCTCGCGCGGCTTCGTGCCGTTGAGCGCCGGCGAGGTGGGTTTCAGGCCCTCGGCCTCCTTCGGGCTCAGGGCATTGGTCTCGAGCATGCCGCGGCGTACTCGGTTCGGCTGCTTCCCGAAACGCTTGGTGACGCAGCCGCCGACCATGGCGCAGGTCTCCGCTTCGTCGCACGGGGTGAACGCGCAGGAGCTCACGACTCGTCTCCTGGCTTGAGCCGGGCCCTGAAGAGCGCACTCTCGACGGCTTTCCGAACGGCCTCGCTGTTGTACGCGACGTGGAGTTTTGCGCAGCGCTCTTTCGTCGCTTCGATGAGGTCGTCGGTTGAGACGCTCAACCCCAAGGTCGGCAGGATCTCTTTGCCGACCAGCGTCGTAATGACCTCGAGGTTCTCCTGCGGGGTTCGTGGGTTTTCCACAGGGGGGGACGCGACCGCGCCGTCAGGCGCAGTACTAGTTCCTTCTTTCCCTTCCTTCAGTTCCCTTCTTTCAGTTCTTTGGTGCGGAAATTCCGGGAACTTCCCGGAGTCTCCTGGAATATGGGATGCGGTTCGCTTGTGTAGACCGACCTGGTGCGGATCGAATTTCTCTATTTGGATGAAGGGTTTACCGTCGACCTCATACCAGGAAATGAGGCCGACCTCGTGTAACGCGGTGAGCGCCGCCCGCCATTCCGGGAAACTCCGGGGACTACTCGGATTTACCAGGTAGCGGACGGTCGTCAGGTCGCCTTGTTGCCGCCCGAAGTCGTCCGAGTGGCTCACCATGAGGGGGTAGATCGACTGCGCGAACTCCGCGAGCGCAGGAACGACCTCGTGTAGCGCCGCCCACTTCTCAGACGTCGAGAGCGACTTGGAAATCATGCGACCACGTGCCATCGGGAGTTACTCGAGCGACGACGCCGCCGGGGCGGTTTCCTGGCGCTCCACGACGCCCGTAGACGACGATCGCGCCCTCCCTCGAGGGTTTCCCTTGCCGGCCGACTTGCGCGCGCCTGCGCCCGCCTGAACCTGGAGCACCTCGATCGCCTCGTTCAGCCCTGAAACGGTCGCCGCGGTATCCGCTTCCAGTTGGTTCCGTCGCGCCGTGAGCCTCAAGATCGCGAGCTCGATCTGTGTTTTCTTCTTACTCATAACTTGGTTGCCTCCTTCGGCTGTTGTGGGGGTGAGAGCTCACTGAGACGGTGGTTGTAGGCGGTGATCGCGATCTCGCGCGCGGCGACCGACATCAGGGGCTTCACCCGTTGCAGGTCGCGCCCGACGGCGGCGAGCTCCTCGCGGGTCTTGACCTGCTCGATCAAGAGCACCCAGTTGACCTCGCCGCCCCGGGCCCACTGCGCCACCGCGGCGCCCGTGGTCTCCGTGACGACCTGGTCGGTCGGGAAGAGCGCCCGGTGCTGCTCTTGCAGCTTGATCGCGATCGGGACGCCTGGCCGCTCGGCCATGAACAGGAACGACGCCGTGAGCTCGAACATGAGGTTCTTATCGGTGACGGCTGTCCACCCACCGGGCCCGACATTGAGCCCCTGTTTCTCGCGCACGACGGTCCGATTGTTCTCCTTCACGATCTCGATCTTCGGCTCGGCACGGAAGCAGAGAATCAGGTGCGCGCGCACCTGTAGGAGCTCCTGCACCATCTGCTTGTGCCCCTTCTTGGGTGCGATCCAGGCGACGAAGTTCATCGCCTCGCGCTTGGACGCCTCACCCTTCGTGAGCCGCTCGAGCTCGTCGTCGTGCCAGTCGAGCATCCCTCCCTCTCCGGCGTGCTCGTGGCTCATGCTGTCGACGACGATCGCCGGGTACCCCGCGTGGTCGGCGGTCTCGATCGCCTCGAGGTAGCGCCCAGGGCCAAACGGCGCGGTTAGGTCGCCGTGATCGAATCGGAAGTAGTCCGCGTAGTGCTTCGCGCGGCCGGCCTCCGTGTCGATGACCGCGAACGGTCGGTCGCCGGCGATGCCGCTCGCGAGCCGCATCGCGGTGTAGGTCTTACCCGAGCCGGTCCCGCCGGCCAGGCCGATGAGGAGCCCGACGTTCTCGCGCTTCGCCGGCCGAAACTCAAAAGGCATCCGAGACCTCCTTGGTGAGCCAGCGCGACTCCTCCCACGCGGGCAGCGCCAGGTGCGCCGTCTGCGTGTGGTACCCGGGCCACTCGTCGCGCTCGAGGCACCGCGCCCAGAGCGAGAGCGCCCAGAGGATCTTTTTCTCGGCGAGCATCAGCGCGTCGGCGCCAGGCGTGACCACCGAGACCGCGTAGGGCGCGTAGGTCTCCTGCACCGCGTAGCGGAACGTCATGTCAAACGCCTTGGTTGTGTTCAGGACCGCTCGAGCGCCGCGCAGGTACCACGCCGCCTGAATGTCCCACCCCTTGCCGATGTAGGTGCGGGCCAGGTCCGCCGGGTCGGCCGACGTCGCGGTCGTCTTGTAGTCGTCGATCGCGATCCCGCTCCGCTTGTCCGCGCGGAGCCAGTCGAGTCGAGCACGGCACCACACGCCGCCGAGGTCCTGCCAGATAAGCGTCGACTCCGGGGTGCCGAACCCCTCCTCGAACATGCGCGCGCCCTCCTGGTGCCGGTCCAGGCCCGAGCGGAACGCGGCGACCATCCGGTCGACCTCGGCCTTGATCTTCGCCAGGAGCGGCGTCTTGCCCTCGGCGTAGGCCTTGTCGCGCTGCTCCTTCGCCGCGTTCGTGCGCCAGTCCGCAGCGTCGACCACGACGACCGCGTCCTGGCCTTGCAGGACGATCGCGTGCGCCGCGGTGCCGATGTCGAAGTGCGTCGCGTTGTCCCGCTCGACGCGCTCGACGAGCCGCGGGTGTCGCAGGCGCGCGTGCGCCGGCGTCGTGTCACACAAGAGCTTGACCATCGAGCTCGAGAGCGACGGCGTCGGACACGGGTCCGCGTGGTAGAGCTCGGCCGACAGCCCGTGGTAGGTGCCCTCGGCGGTGCATCGGAACGGCTTGTTGTCGGGCTCGATGTCGTTGAGCTCGGCGACGTCGATGAGCTCAGACATGGGCCGCCTCCTGCTTGAGCGGCCAGGCGTCCCCGACGTCGAGCCGCACCAACGTCTGCACGACGTCGACGATCCCGACCTCGATCCGCTTGCCGTCCACGCCCGAGCGCGGGCTGAACGTCTCGACCTGGCGCTGCGCGCCGGCCCAGTCCGAGCTCCAGTACGCGACGGTGCGCCCATACACCACCGCAAACCGATACTTCCGTGTCGCCGACGCCGTCGTTGCGATCACTTTGCCGTCTGCTACGGCCGCGAAAAACGCTGGTGCGTGCATCACTCCACCTCCCCTCGAAGAGCCTCGAGCTCCTCGTCGATCGTTTGTTGCAGCGCCCGCACGGTGCGTACGGTCAAGGCCTTGCGCTGCGGAGCCGTGAGCCGTCGCTCGAGCTCGGCGTCGAGCCCGATCACGAACCGCTCGGCAATGTCGAGCACCGCCGGGTCACACGCGTACCCGTTGGCGCCTGCCGTGATTGGTGCGCGCCGCGGCCAGAAGAGCGCCACGACGACGACCGCGATCCCGACGCCGATCGAGACCGTGCCCACGACGAGCACGATCGCCTCGAGCGTGGCCCTTACGTCTGCCATGCGCGCAGCGCCTCCCCTCGTCGACGGACCACGACCGGCCGGGTGTCGGCGGCCGCGATGAGCGCGCGGAGCACCTCGAGGCCGGCGTCGTCGACGCTGCCCTCGAGCACCTCGACGTCGAGGAACTCGGCCGACGTCTGTCCGCTCGTGCGAAGCCGTTGATTGCTGGAAATGTGGAACGTCGCGCGCGGGTCGATCTGCCGCGGCCGCGTGCGGAGCACGAGCCCCTGGCCCTGCCAGGTGATCTCGTCGGCCGGGTAGGACTTCCAGCCGGCGGTCGCGCCGACCTTGCGGTGACCGATCTTGCGGAAGCGCTCGAGGAAGGCCGCCATCAGAGCGACCTCTCGCCTTCTGTCAGTTGGTCGCCGCGGACGCTGCCCTCGCGCGCGAGCTCGCGCTGTCGGAGCTCGATCTCCTCGTGCTCGAGGTCGCGCTGGTACCGCGCCTCGAGCGCCGGCGCGTTGTCGAACACGCGCGCCCACCGTTCCGCCTTGATGGTGTGGAACTGCTGCCGGTTGGCCCGGTAGTTCCGATAGGTGAGCTCGTCGACGACGACGTCGAACGGCTTGAGCTCGAGGCAGGTCGGCCGCACGTCAGGCCGGAGCACTTCCGCCTGGCCGCCGCCGGCGAAGAGCTCCACGCAGCACCCGAAGCCGTAGGTGTTCCCCCCACTCCAGGCCACCCGAACGAGACTGCCGGCTCCGACGCCGTGCCGGAAATCCTTGAGCGCCGCGCCGCACCGCCGGCACCGTTGCACCTTGTCAATCCCGAGCGTGTCCGCGATATGAATTACACTCATGACTCGTCTCCTAGCGCGCCCGGTCGTGCCAACGGTGACCACCACCGTCGGCCGGGCGCGCGGGTTTACTTGCCCACCGCGTCGCGCATCCGTGACAACCGAGACTCCCCGGTGCACGGGCACGCATTGCCCACCCGCCGATAGAACACGCCGCCCCGCGCACGTCTCCAGGCGCGCAACGACTCGTTAAGTTGTTGAAGGAAAGAGCGAACTAGGCCGACACCGGTCGCCGGCAGGTGGAGTAGAATGCTCGCACCCGCCACCGCGGCCCTGTCGAAAGTTGACAGGACGTCAACGACCCTACGATCCCATACTACACGTTCTGTTAACTTTCGCATTAGGCAGTTAACACCTTGTCAACTATCGGGTTCGTGGCCCTCGAGGATTTCGCGCGTGCCGACCTGGCAACGCGCTGTGTCCACGAGTTGACCGGTATGCCGGCCTTCCGCTCGATCGCGACCGCCAACGGCAACCCCGGTTTCCGGTGACCGTTCAGCAAATACGAGAAATACGACTTCGTCAAGCCGAGCCGTTTCGCGGCAGCTACACTCGAGAGACCGCTCCGCGAGAGCCAATCGCGGAGCGCCTTTGCGCCTTTGTTCATAGGTCCGGCAGATCTTATAGGCCCCGTTGACGCTCTGTCAACGCGAAAAAGAGCAACGCAATTTGTAATTAGTGACACACAGTCAACGCGAGATCGGATATGGTATCGATCCCCTCATGCGTGCGGAGCGTATTCTGCGGCAGAACATCGACGCCATCCTGCGAGCCAGGGGGCAGACGCGGGCTGAGCTCGCCGCGCACTGCGGACTCACCCGCTCATGGGCGAGCCGAGTGTTCAGTGACCGCGACCGCCACGACAAGCGCGGGATCCCGCTCAAGTATCTCGACGCGTTCGCCGACTTCTTCGGGATCGCGGTCTACCAGCTTTTTCAGCCGGGCATCTCGGCTTTGACCGAGCGGCGCGCCGGCGCCGAACGGCGCACGCTCGCTGACCGCCGGCTCACTGCCGCGCTGCGCGGCGCGCCGACGGAGATCCGGCGCGTGCCGGTGACGCCCGACGACGAGCTCGTGCTGGCGGATTTGCACGCGCTGGACTACGAGGACTATCAGCGCGTGAAGGGGTGGATTGCCGTTGCGCGGCTCGGAGTTGGACGCGGGCGAAAAACTCGACCTGTTTCCGTGCCGCCGGCGGCAGCGACAGGAGCACCAGCGTCAACGCCGTCAACCAACGGGCGCCGCCGAGGGAAGTAGAAGGAACACGCCGCCAAGCCATGAGAGAGACTCCTGAGAGAGGGTAATCGCGCGGCGATCCTACAACGACTACACCCTCATGGATAGAGGGTAAAGGCCGTCTGTGATAACTCCGAAAAGAGTATCGGCCTATGGTGACTTTCCTGATCGTACTGGCGGGCGTCGTGGTGTCACTGGTCCTGATGTACGCGAACGGTTTGCTCGACGGGCCCACCAAGCGGCCGCGGCGTGAGCATTGGATCTGGAAGCACTTGCGATAGCGCTCGAGGCGACCGAGAACAGGCGCCGGCCTCACAGCCGGGGTAGCTGTGTTCCCAGCGGTCGGCCCTACCCTACGGCCGCCTCGAGCGCTATCGATCGAACATGCGGCCGCGCGGGTATGTCGGCTCGCTCGTTCCTTCGGGTCGAATCCGGCGCGACTCCGAACTGATGAGCGCCTCGAGTTTTTCCCCTTGCTCTTCGACGGCGCGCTCGATCCGGCTAAAGCTTCGCTGGTTCTCCTCGAAGCGAATCTGCTCACGAACGTCGATCATAACGACGCGTTCGCCCGCCTCGCGATCGCGGTTGTAGTACGTCACGAGCGCCAACATGACGAGCCCGATAATCCATCGAGCGACCTCGCCCGTGTGTCCGTTGAGTGGTCTGAATCCGGCCATGTCGCTCCTTTGGTTCTCGTCCCCGTACTCATCGTCTCTGCCATCTGCTCGACCGACCATTGGCTCGTCTCCAGCGTTGTGTTAGCCCACGTACCCGGACGCCTGCTCGTCGGCGCCGCTCCCAATCACACTAACGCCCCTGGCCTTCACTGGCAGACCGTCGAGCCAGGCCGTCTCGTCGCCGCTCGGCGTTGCCGATCCCTCGGTCCACTGATTGACGAACACGTCGCCGGCGGTGCCGTCGCAGTCGACCACGAACTCGAGCACGCCGTCGGCGGTCGCGGCCCCCGTCGTGCCGGTGAGCACTTCCCAGGTGTCCGCGGCGACCGTCAACGTGTCGAGCACGACGTCGGCGTTGAACCCCGCGGACGAATTGCGCTTCTGGATCAGCCGCGGCGCGTTACCGTTGTACGCCGCGTTTTTTCGCACGTAGACGGAGACCTGCGCGGTGCCGCCGCTGAGAACGCCGACGATGAACCCCTTGCCTCGAGCGCCGGCGTGTGACTCGAGCTTCACGTTCGAGAGAAACGGCGTGAGCTTCGCGCCGGGACTGTCCTGCACGGTGCTCGTCTCTCGAGCGATCGTGCCCGCGGCCGTCTGCGTGTAGTCGACGCCGGCGGTGCCGTCTTTCCGCTGAAAGTGCAGCCGCGTGAGCATGCTATTCGCCGAGAGCCCCGGCACGGTCGGGATCGTTTCCACGGCCGAGGCGAACACGCAGTTGACGAACGTCGCGCGGAACACGACCGCGTAGTCGAGATCACACGTCGTGTGAGCCGTCCAGATCCCAGAGGCGACGCCAAAGTTCCCGCGGTGCACCACGAGGTCGAGCACGTGGTTGTCGATGTTGAACCCGCGCGGCGACGAGTACGTCGAATCGCCCGACAGGTGAAGGAACCCGAACGTCAGCCCGATCACCCCCGAGGGTGTGTCGACGATCAGGTTGCCCGGCGTCGCGTTGCCGAACAGGTAGACGTCCCCCTCGAAATTGACGTTTTGCACCTGGCCGCTGTCGATCCAGAGCCCGGTATTCACGCAGCGCCACCCGCGCCAGGTGCCCGTCAGGTACACGTCCGAGAGCGTGGCGTTGACATAGAGCGGCGTGCCGCACGAGTGCATGTGCCAGTCGCCGCCGACCGACCAGCCGAGAAAGTCGCCCGTGAGGCACACGCCCTCGCCGTCATCGCCCGACAAGCGGAACGTGCCGCTATACGTGATATTGCCGGCGCGGAGCGCGAAGCCGCCGGCGCCGTCGACGATCCCGAGCGCCTGCCAGCAATTACTCACCGCCACCAGGCCAGACGCCGCGGGCGCCGTACTGAACGTGAACGCAAAAAAGTCGGTCACGACCGCGTGCCGGTAGATGCTGTAGGAGTCGACGGTCACCGAGCCAGGGCTCGTGACGACGCCGGTGAGCGCGAGACCCCCGCCATCACAATCACGCTGCGAGCAGTGATGGAAGGAGACGACGCCGGTCGTTGTCTCGAGCAGCACGCCGTAGTCGCCTTGCCCGCCGTTCGCGCCGAGGTACCGGAACGCGACCCAATCGCAGTCGACATTCGCCGTCGGCCGCACGACGAATGCCGTCATGAACGACGAGGAGACCGATCGGATCGTCACGTTGCGCGTCATCAGCATCACCCCGCCTTGCACCTGCTCGGCCGCGCTGTAGGGGTGCGCGAAGGTCGTCGCTGAGATCGACATTGAGCTCGCGCCGGCGTCGCCCGACAAGGTCACGAGGTCGGCCTCGTTGTCGACGCGCGCGGTCGGCGAGAGCACGATCTCGTCGCCGGTGAGCCAGCCGGTATCGGTGTCGACGCTGCTCAGGCTCGTCGCGCCAGCGCTGACCGCCGCCGTGAGGAGACACTGGCTCACGTTCTTGCCGGTCGTCCGGCTCAGACCTTGGCCGACGAACGTGCCCCCGTTCATCGTGGAGTGATAGAACGCCCAATCGGCCGAGCAGTCGAACTCGAGCACCATCGACGACCCTCGCGGGCAAGGCGTGCCCGTCGTGCCCATGCGATGCTCGCCGCCCGAATACACCTTGAGGTGCCCAGACAGGCGCAGGATGAACGCGGTCGCGGCCGTCGTCGCCCAGGTGATCACCGATCCCTTTGACACGTCGAGCGCCGCGACGTAGTTGCTCGTGTCGGCCGAGCCGTAGTCGGTCGCCGCGGTCGAGTCGACCGTCATCGTGAACCCGCCAGGCGTCGCCGGGTTCGTCGCCCCGTCGAGCAGCTGCGGCACGTGCATGTCGTCGCCGGCGGCCGGCGCGCCGGTCGTGTTGAGCACGAGCATGTGCTGCCAGTTGTTCGCCGTGCCGTTCGTCGCGAGACTCACCGCGGTCGACGTGCTCGAGAGCGTTGCGCGGATCGTGTAGTTGGTCGCCGCGAGAAGCAGCTGCGACGATGAGAACTTCAGGTAATGCCACCCGCCAGCCGAGGTCGCGCCTGCCGTGCACGCCGGCAGGTCCGAGACGTTCACCGTGACGGAGATCACGTTCACCGCGCCTGTTACGTTGCGCAGCGTGATCGTCATTGTGTTGCTCGGCGAACCCGCCGCTCGAGCGGCCAGGCGCACGAGCACGCCGAGCACCGTCACGGCGCCAGGCGCGAACGCGGTCGCGTCGAGGTTCCCCGTCGTGAGCGCCGTCGAGCCGGTATTGTTTGAGACGAGCGCGGTCGAGTCGACGTTCGCCCAGTTGGCGCCGGTCGCCATGCTCCCGCTGCCGATGAATACCTTGCGCGCCATTAGGTGAGCACTACCGTCAGGCTCAATGTGCAGCGCTTGATCCCGCTACACGTGAGCACCTCGACGTCGGCGACGTCGCCGGCGGTGACCGCAGGAGACCAGCCGGTTAGGGTGGAGTCCTCGCTCTTCTGTACGCCAGAGAGCGTCGGCGGAGCTCCACCCACGATCGACGCCATCGTCGGAAAAGCCGCGTACGTGCTGAGGAGCACGTCGAGCTCGATGTCGCCAACGTCAGGCGAGACGATCCGCGCCTTCGTGATCGTGCCGGTGTAGGGGATCTCGGGAAATGTGAACTTCTGCCCCGGCACCAGGTCGACGCCGGCGCCGGCTCCGGCGAGCGGGAAGATCACGATCCGCGTCCGCATCGCGACCGACAACGTGAACGGCTGCGAGCCGGAGCCAGGGCCCGCGGTGCCATGGCCGGTGAGTTGGTTGATGCCAGCGCTTATCGACAGCGCCGAGAACGCGATCGCTGTCGTGTTGAGCGTGCCGCCGACGTTCGAGGTGCAGAGCCACAACGTGTCGGCGTTCGTCGTGCCCTCTTGCGCGGCGATGAGCGAGCCCGGGTGCTCGTCGTACGTGTCGAACTCCGCGAAGCGCGCCGGCGAGACGCCCACCACGTAGACGCCGTTCTGCTCGGGCGCCGCCTGGTCCTTCACGAGCACCAGGTCGCCGGTGACCAGCGTCACGCTGTCGATCGAGTCGCCGGCGTTGAGCCCGGTCGAGATCGTGATCGGGCCCGTCGTCGCCAGGCGCACGCGCGCTCGCTTGCCGATGTTCGCCATGAGCCCGTCGACGTAGTTTTTCGTCGCGGCGTCCTGTGCCGAGCTCGGGTCAGTGACGGTTGAAATCCGGCCGTCGTCCTGCACGATCGGCGCGCTGTTCTGGATGAGCTTGCCGGTCGCCAGATCGAACCGTGCGATCGCGTTGTCCGTGGAGCTCGCTGGCCCGACGACGTCGCCGACGCCGACGCCCGGTGTCACCGCGACGACGACGGTGTTGTTCGCCCCGTTGTCGGTCACCGTGACGCCGGTACCGGCCGTGAGCCGGCGCTCGTTCGGGAGACCGGCGACGGCGCCGATCGTGACGAACGCCGGCCCGAGCGGAGCGTAGCGCGCATCGGCTTCCGCCTGCGTGATGCCGCCCGTCGCCGGCTCCGTGGCCTGGCCCTGGAATCCGATCGTGTCGAGGTGCCACCCGACGACGCCGCCGTATGCTTCGAAGCGCACGCCGTCGATGAGCGTGCCCGCCGGGACCGCGAACGCCGTGATCGGGATCGCGACCTGCTGGTACGCGAGCAGGGTGCCGTCGTACCCGAACGAGCCCGAGCGCTTGATCTGGAGCGCGACGCCGACGAGCACGCCGCTCGAGCGCAGGCTCACGAGGAGCCCGCGGTTGTTCGCCCAGGCCGCTTTCGGTCGCAGGAAGCAGGCAAGGAAGTCGTACGCGTTCGGGTCGATCGTGCCGGCGCCGATCGTGCCGACGGCCGCGGTGCCGACGACGACGTTCGTGCCCTCGATGTCCTTCGTTCCCGCGTGTGGCGTGCTCGAGGAATTGACGTTGATCGACGCGCCGGTTGCCGTCCAGTCCCACTCGGTCGGCGATCCGACGTTGTCGGCGTAGACGAGCTCGTTGCTCAGGTCGACCGGTTCGGTCGTGCCCGTCGAGACGAGCACGAGGCCGAGCTTCAGTTGCGTCGCCGGGTCGACGCTCGGTTCGGACGGCGTCGCGCTCGGCACGCCTTCGACGGCGCCGACGATACCCGCGGTGTCGAGCACGATCACGTCGATGCGATCGAACGTCCCGTCGGGCGCGCTCAGGGTGATCGTCTGCTCGGCGCTCGCGTAGAGCGTGCCGGCGATGTAGTAGACCGCGGCGCTGACGCGGTAGGTGTAGCCGCTCTCCCAGATGACTTGACCGCCCGAGACTCGGCCCGTGACGTTCGTCCCGCCGCCGCCGCCTCCGCCGCCTGGTGGTGGTGGTGGTCCGACCGAGCCGTCGCCGTGCACGACGTCGCCCGCTTCGCCGAACGGGATGATCGTCGGGTTGCCGCCGGCGTCGGTCGCCACGAATCCGCGCCGACGAGGCCCGCGGCGCCGGAGATCTTGGCGGTCCATTTATCGACGCTCTCGAGGTGGACCCACGAGCACGGCGAGCGGGTTCTCGGTGCGCCCCTCCATGAGCGCGGCGATCCCTTTCGTCGTGCGCTCGACCTGCGCGGCCGGGTAGTGAAAGAACACGCCGGCGGCCGCGTTGAGACTGTCGACGAGCCCGCTATCGAACTCGAACTGCCGCACCTGCGTTGCCAGGCGCGAGATCGACGCGACGCCTCGAGCGCCGGCCGGGCCCTCGTAATTCGAGAAGCCCTGGAGCGCGCCGCCGGCCTCGCGGAGCACGACCATCGTGCCGAGCATGTAGGCCAGGTTCTCGCTCACAAGCTTCGCCGCCCAGGCCTCCGGGTCCTCGAGGTCGTCGTCGAGCTCGCCGCGCAGCGCGTCGCGCAGGATCGAACCGAGCACCGCGGGCACCGTGAACAGCAGCATGTAGTCGACGGCCAGGCGCCCGATCGCCGCCGGCGTTGTCGGGTAGCGGCCGCCGTCCTGCGCCTTGCGTTTCGCCTCGACCCATTGGTTGTACGTCACGTTGAAAAAGCTATAGAAGTTGGTCCAGAGCTTCCACGCGGGCCCGCCGCGCTGGACCGCGGCCATGTCCTTGATCTGCCCGCCGCCCTGGCTGTCGAGCACCGCCTGGTCGGCGAGTGCGACCGCGCGCTCGTCGTCGACGGTGCCGTCCTCCTTCAGGTTCGCCGGGTCCGCGATCGCTTTCTCGTACATCCCGATCCATGTCGGAATATCGGCGACCATCTGTGCGCGGCCGATCATCCAGAAGTAGGAATCACTGAGGCCCTGCTTCGTGACCTTGTCGGCCGACATTCCGCGCAGCGCCGCGTCGAGCCATCCGGTGTACTTGCCGGTGTCGACGCCGAGCCGGTTCCGAATCTCATGGATCTCTCGCATCATCGTCCGGTGCCGGTTCGCCATGAATACAGACTTCGCGTGAATGCCTGAGACCGTCGTCGTCATCGCGTCGGCGCCGCGGAGCCATCTCGAGAGGCCTTTCGCGACGTGCATTGGGCCAATCCGAACCATGGATTGAGTCAATCCAAGCGGCTGCAACGCGACGGTCGTGAGACTCCACGCCAGGCCGACGACCGTCGAGCCCGTGCGCAGGTGCCCGAGCGCGCGCTCCATCGTGTGTCGCGCCGGCACGTCGCCGACGGCAATGTCCTTGAGCGCGGTCCGGTACTGGTTGAACGCTTCGATCCCGAGCGTGTCGACGATCGCCGACGAGACCTCGTCGCCGCCGAGAATCCGGCCGACGTCGATGAGCATCTCGTGATGCGTGAGGTCGTGGATCACCTGGCCGACGTGCTCCCAGATCACGCCGAAATCGAGCCGCACGGGCAACGTGATGTTGCCCTCGGCGCGCGCCTCGAGGTGCCCACGCGCGGTCGTCGCGTGCACGTACGCCGCGGCCTTCTGCATGTCGGCGGCGCTCGCGTCCTCGAGGTTGTGCACCTTCGCTGAGAGTTGGCCCTCGAACTTGATCGGGTGATAGCCGCCGCGGAACTCGCCGTACTTCGTGAATACCGGCGTCGCGTCGACCTTCTCCGGCGCCAGGCCGACGACGCGCGTCTGCTTCGCGACGATGTCGGGCCAGTACGTCTCGTAGTGGTCCCACACGCTTTGGACGAACTGCCAGTCGCGCCGATCGAGCGTGTCGAGCACCGCCTCGACCTGCGCCTGCGTCCAGCCAAAGCCCGCGGTGAGCCGTTGCCGGTTCGTGTCGTTGCCCCAGTTGAGCGCGACCATGAGCCGGCCCTGCTTCGAGAGACTCGCGCGCGGGTTCGTCGCGTCGCCGAGCGCCTCGATCCACTCCGGCCGCGCGAACCTCGAGCGCTCGAGCGGCGTGTAGGCCTGCTCGAACAAACGGAAGAGCTCGGCCGTCGCCTTCGCGGTGCGCGCCGCCTCGTCGTTGCCGGCGTCGTTGATCCGCCGCTGCACGTGGTCCCACATGGGCCCGCCGTCCTCGAAGTCGTCGAGCTCGCGCGTGAGCGACGCGGTCTTGCGGTGCGAGCCGAACACGCCGTCGAAAAACGCGCCGGCGCGCTCGCTCGCCAGGCGCGGCTCGAGCGTCTTGCGTCGCGTCGAGAGGTGGGTGCGGATCGACGTCGCGATCTCGTTCCGAATCGACGAGAGCTCGCGCTGCTCGCCGGCCTTCACGAGCTTGTTCTTCAGGCGCGCCAGGTGTTCGATCTGCCGGATCGTCTGGTAGACGCCCTCGAGCTCCTCGACCGTGAGCTCCTGCCAGTTGATCTTGCGTGCGTCGTCGAGCACCGCCTCGGGTATCTCGACCGGCAGGCCCTCTTTCTCGAGCTTCGCGACGAACTTGCGGAGCGACTCGCGCCGGTCGAGCGCCTTCTGCGGCACCTTCGCGAACTCGTACCGGTCGAGGATGCCGAGCACCTGGTCGGCGTAGTCGCTGCCGGCCTTGCCCATCGCGGCCATCGCGCGGCCGCCGAGCTCGTACTTGCGCCCGAGGCGCTGCGCGGGTTGCGTCCTGGCCTTCGCGTCTCGCGCGGCCCGGTAGAGCGCCAGCGCGACGAGCTCCTGCTGTTTCGCGCGCGCGGCGCCGGTGTGATCGTCGGCGGCCATGGCCTCGAGCGCCGTCCTCGAGTGCCGGGTCGCCGCTTGCAGGTAGAGCCCCGGGCGCAGGTCGCGGATCTTCGTGCGCGCGATCGTGGTCTCGGCCGAGGCGCGCACCGTGTCCGCCCCGCGCCAGGCGCCGGCGGCCGCGGTCTTGGCGCTCAGGAGCCGGAGCTCCTCGGTCACCAGGTCGAACCGCTCGGCGTGCACCGCGGCGGCCGCGGCCTCGCGCACGGGCGTCTGCTCCGAGAGCATGTCGCCGTGCTTCTGCTGCATCCGGTGCTCGACCTCGTCGGCGATCACCTTCTCGACGCGCGGCGCTTCGCTCACAGCGCGCAGGAGCGCGTCGCCGTTCGGGAATCCCATGAGCTCGGCCAGGGTGTCGGCCGGGAGCCCGCCGTCGACCGCGTAGAGGTAATCGCGGCCCATCTTGAGCCCCTTGAGGCGCTTGAGTCCGTAGCTCGCGACGATGTCGGACTTCGACGCCTTGAGCGGCGCGCCGTCGCCGTAGGGTGGGATCTCGCCGTTCGGCATGCGACCGGTTCGGATCACGCTCTGCGCGACGAGCGCCGGCTGTCCCATCACCTCGGCGACGACGATGCGGCGCACCTGCTCGACCTCGAGCTTCCACCAGGCCGACCGCTCGCGCTTGAACTCCTTGAGGAGCTCCTGGTCGACTGTCTCGATCGCGCGCTTGCGCGCCTCGAGGTAGCGGTCGCGGTAGCTCGCGAATCCGGCCTCGTCGGTGCCGGCCTTCTCCGCGCTCTCAAATAGCGGCTCGACCTGCGACTCGGCCAGGGCCTCGGCGATCGCCTGGTCGGTCGCGAGGAGCCGATCCATGACGCCGCGGATCTCCGGCGAGACCTCGGCGTGCTGCCGGCGAATCGCCTTGTAGACCTCGAGGAGCCAGGTGCGGAAGCGCGCGAAGATCGACCGGAGCTCGGCGCTCGGCGCTTTGCCGGAATAGAGGTAATCCTCGAACGCGCGCGCGAACGTCTCATGCTGCTCGCGCCGGGCCTCGATCGGGAGCGCCTGCCACTCCTCGAGCGAACCCTTAAATCCGAACCATCGCATCGTCGCGGTCGCGTCGGCGACGATCTGCTGCTGTGACGTCGTGACGGCGCCCAGTCCGGCGACCGTGATCGCGTCGTCGACGAGCTCCTCGAGGAACGCATGCCCGCTCTCGTGCAGGAACGTCGACAGGTCGGCCTTGCCGGCGACGAGCCGGATCGTGTTGGTCGCCGGGTTGTAGGCGCCCTTGACCTTGTCGTCGTCCTGGAAGAGTGCTTGCCCGGCGAGCGCCGCCTCGCGGATCGCCGGCGTGAGCTCGAGCGCCGGGACCGGCGGAAACTGCTTTTTCGTGAACGGGTGATCGGGCTGATCGGCGTATCGCGCAATCACCTCCGGCGGTGCGTTGTCACCGCGGATCGTGATCGTTCCGACCTTGCCGCCGTTGCGCTTCACGGGCGCGAGCTTATTGACGACGTTTGCGAAATCTACGTCGTAGAGCTTCTTGAGACCGGAGCCGCCGACCTTCAAGCCCTCGCCGGTGATCTGCCGCGGCTCGGACTCCTCGAACATGGCGTTGATACGCCCCATGTCGCCCTCGGCGGAGGCCCGCGAATTCCACACTCCCATCCGCTCGCCGTTCTCGAAACGCAGGAACCACGAGCGCGGGCCCTCGGCGAACGCCTCGAGCGCGCGGCCGCGCTCACGGAGCGACTGCTCGATGCTGGTCGGTGGGCGCACGTCGCCGGCGCCGTCCTCGATCTGCTTCGCGATCTCCTTGCCGACGATGCCCTCGAGGTCTTGCAGGGTCGCGCGGCTGCGCTCGACGCGGTCTATGCTCCGGCCTTGCGGGTCGCGCACGAGAAGCTGGTACGTGCCGTCGCCGTTCTTTCGATACTCGATCGCGCTCACGTGCTTCTCGAGCGAGTACCGGTCGGCCTGCTGCTGCCCGGTCGTCCACGCGATGACGTCGACGTTCTGTGCCGAGGCCTGGTGGAGCACCCATTTCCATCCGAGCTCGCGCCAGTTTTTCAGGAAGAGCGCCGGCATGCGCTTCTGGTTCTCGTCGCTCGGCGGCTGCATCTCCTCGACGAAGAGCGCCGTACGGCCGTCGGCGAGCTCGCGCTGGTTGAATCGAATGCGAACGATCGGGTTCTGGATATCGTCGTACTGGCTGTGCCCGTCCTCCCAGAGCGCCTCGACGCGGCCGATCTCGTTCCAGTACGCCCGCGCGCGTGCTACCGCGGCGCGCTCCTCGGTGTCCGGTGTGGTCTCTCGCGTGATGATGGAACGCGGCTCACCCTCGCGCGTTTTCCAGAGCGCGCCATCGAGAAAGATCT